CGTGCTTACAGCGTATAGCTGCTTAGCACATTATTGAATTATTAACGAACTATTGTTCTAAGATTCTTTAAAGAATTAACATCAAGCTTTCTTAGTAAGTCGCCAACCGTATATACTTCACTATATCTAAATATGTTCATAATACGTACAGGGAAACCAAAATTGCCGATATTCTCAGATAAAATCTTTGGCGGAGTAGCAATATCACTAGTAGTCTTATCACCATTCTCACGTCTGTAGGAATCAAAATCCATCTGCATATCCTTGATTTTTTTGTTCAGTCTTGCAACCTCAGACACTAAATGTTTGTTGGTGGAAATATGCTCGATAATTGTAATTTCGTTACGTGAGAACTTATCGCATGTCTTCGCTACTATCTGACGAATCCTAGTAGGTGTAAGGTCGTAGTCATCTGCTAGGTCTTCAAAAGTCTTACCTTTGATAATCCCTTTTAGAATTTGGGATTCACGATAACTAATATGCGGCGCAATATCTAGATAAGAAATGGCATCTATCGCCACAAATAACATACCTATTGCATTAGCTGATAATTGCCCCTTTGCTGTAGCAGCGTTTCTCGTTTCGGCAAGTTCTATATTAATAGCATTCTTGCGCTCTTTGAGTTCTTTGAGCTTATCATCTATCATCTTTTCGTTGACTGCAAGCATCTTGTACTTCTGAGCGTACTTCTCAATATCCTCGCTATTCACATACACGATACTATGGTCTTTATAACTACCAATCAGACCCTGCTCTATGTAGTTACTAATAGTCTGCCTTGATACTCCCAGTATCTCGGCAGCTTTACTTCTTGTGATTCTAGCCATACACTTACTTAATTAAAACATCAAACAAACCTGCCTTGTAAAGCAAGAAAGTAAAACTTGCCCAAAACATCAGACGATACCAGAAGTTAACCTTTACGTAAAGGTTGTGTGCTACCATTGAACCGCCTAAATCAATGGCAATCAAAACTAAAATAACAACTAATTCAAACATATATCAATTTCTTAAAATGTGAACACTAACAGCCTTGTTTACTGCATTAGGCTGCGACTCATTAAAACTCTTGATAAACTTACGTTCCATTTCATCAGGGAACATAGCTTTTTTCGGTTTCGGCATTGATAACGTGCCTACTACTTTGTACCCCCCCCATAAGTGTTATTACACACTTTCGAGTGATTGTTTTTTCTCCAAACATATTATTCTGTTTTATTTACAAATGATTACTTAACTTTTATAATATTAACTGATTTATAATTAATATTGTTCCTTATAAAAAGGTTATATGAAACAGGCAATAGACCTCTGAGAGAGTGGTTCTCCCCCTTACCCCCATCATTCATTGAAACGATGAGAGCTTGGAATGAATATTCCACTCGAAGTTACATGAACCCAGTATAATGAGCCCCTTCGGTCGGGTCAGTTGCCAAATCGTACAGCACTTAACCTAAGCAGCTTTCGGGGTACGCCCCGCCCTGCCCGCCTTCTGCCTTCAGTTCCTGCGGTGTCACCATGCACCTCTTGTGACGTGGGTTTTAAGTCTGTGTAGCCGAGTGTATTTAGCCGACAAGCCACCAAGACTACTTGCTTACTCTCGAAAAAGAATAGGGAAAGTGAAAACCCTATCCTTTGTTCGTGTTGCGCTCCGAACTCTGGATAGGGTTTCGTATAGGGAAGTGAATAATCACTCAAATATACTTATATGTCCGCTGTTTAGTGCGCAACTACTAACAAGCACTGCAAAAGTACATAAATTCCTGCGAACCACCAAATTAGCTGATTTCTCATTAACTCGCTTTATTGTGGATAAATATGGATAACCTATATTTAATATGCTTTACGGGGATTTACGACTTTAACCTTTCTAAGTTTAATTAACACAAAAAATGCCCTGCACCACAAAAAAAATGATGATGCAGGGCGATATGATAGGTATAAAAGAAATGCGAAAGTAAAGCCCCACCATTGAGCACCAACGGCAGGGCTGAGATAGATATATGAGTTCCAAGATGATAAATTCATTGCAATGATAGGTAAAATATCTGAGAACTCAAAGAGATAGTGAAAATTTCTTCTGTAAGCGGTTAAAATAGTCTGTTGGTATGATTTATCGGTGCGATAGTTTTTGCGTCATATTCCACAAAATAGGCTGACCCAAACGAATGAGCCAGCCAAATTCTACTTACCCTTGAATATACAGATTGCACCATATACAGCAAGGATAATGATTAAGTACAAAAACATGATGTTATATATGTTGGTGAATAATTATCTTGATGGAAAATAATCATAATGCACTACTTCGTCATCTTTATATCCTGCATAATATAATCTTCGTGTTCCAGACTTTGAATTTATTTCTCTTGGAACATAATAATATTCACGTGTTTCATAACGACCAGACTTGTAGCTGATTTGTCTTTGGAATATATAATCATTTAAGACTATATATTTTTCGTCAAAACTGCCAAAATAAGCATTTAGACCACCTGGTGTAGTCCAGTAATCGCCAGCGAAGGATGTTATTGGCACTTTTTCTTTGTTGAGACTAAAATACAAACCATTAGCATTGTATGCCTTGCCTGTGTCCTTACCAAACACTTTACCTCTAATCGCTAATTGGTCTTCGACAGGTTTGTAAAGCACCAAAGAATCTGTTCTTTTAGAATATTCATTTTTTACGATAAGAGTATCATTTCTTAGCGTTCCCTTTCCTCTTCCAAGCATACATTCCCATAGATTATATAATACATATCCGTCAGAAGTCACACTAAAAAACATATCATCATTTCTGTTTTCCCATACTCCCTCGTAATCCGCCAAAGTCGTTTTTTTATCTTGTGGAGTGTCTGGTACTTCATCTTCACGGCTATCACTACTGCAAGCCACCATAGAGAAAGCTGCAATCATAATTGCCATAAACATTAAAACCTTTTTCATAACTTGAAAATGTATTTAATAATTAGTAATATTATAACTACCACCAAGGAGAATAACAAATGCTCTTTGGTGGTCTTTGGATGTCGATACATACTACTCAGGCAGATAGTTGTAATTCTCTTCAAGATATGCCTCCAACTCGTCTATTTGCTCTTGTGTTGGCTCACCCAAGTTATCCTCGGTCTCTGAATCATCAAAGTACTCATACCAACCTGCACCATTCTCAGCGTTGTGGATGATATAGTCTGCAATGCTGCTGTACCAACCATTCATAATGGCATCTTCGTTGTCGTGAACGATACTGCCAATGTAGTTGTCGATATTCTTCTTCATACTTTTTGCTTTGACCGTGATAGCGAGGGCTGAATGATTTATTAATCGCAATAAAACTGCTCTGTTTCGTAAACTGGGTCTTTGAAATCAACAACGTCACCATCCTCATCAAGGATTTCTTTGCAGCCATCATAGACTTCATAATGGAAGTTATTGCTGCGACCTTCATAGCAGTTATCATTGTCGCATACCTTATCATACCCTTTCGTATTGTCGGTACAATATTGCTTAGCTTCATCCAATGTATCAAACTCTGCAACATTGTTTATCTCAACCGTATTATTGTAATATATCTGATATTTTTTCATAACTTATTGACTTATCCGTGATGTCGAGGGCTTAATTTTTGTTATGGGTATTGTATGGCTAGAAATGCCAATGTTGGAGTAAGACTTGCGTATCAGACGAAACCGTCATTTTTGCGAAATCAGGTATTGCATTACAAATTCCGTTTGATTCCGCTTTTTTCATCAATTCCTCTGCCTCCTCTTCTGTATCAAACAAAGCTGCATCAGTTCTTTCCGAAACATAATGCAAACTACTACCTAAGAATGCAACAATCATGTGTCTGCTATTATAGATAGTTACGTAATACACCTTTCTTCTATCTACTATTTTTCCTGTAGAGTCTTGTAATTTCATATATAATGCCTTATCCGTGATGGCGAGGGCTAAATCTATTATTTATTCACAAAATTCATCAAACTCCTTTTCTGTAATTTCCTCGTACACGTCTCTTTGCTCGTCCGAGAAGAAAGGAGAAGTACGCTTGATATATCGTTTGTTGCCTTCTTCGTCAACAAATAAGAACGCGTCCTCATACTCTTGTGTAGGGTAGTCCTGTGGTGTGTGAAGTGGTGCTTCGTACACTTTTCCGCAGATAGCATGAGCGTCCGTCACACATATCTCGTCTGTATTGATGCCGTGCTCAACGTCAACAAATGACTGCTTGATGTCTGTAGGAATCTCCGACAACTTGCGAACAGCGATTTTATCAAAATCAAAATCGCTATCCATATATACAGTGTTGTCATCCTCGTTACCTGGTTGAACTCTCTCGTACAAATCGTCAAAATAAGCCTCGCTGTAATTAATCTGCTCATTAGGCTGCATAAGTAAGCCGTTATCACCCTTAATAAGGATGTCATAATCACACAAATCATTACCAAATACACCTTGGTATATGTCTGATTGCTTGCATAGCAACAAATTATCGTCTATTTCGATAAGTGTATCAAAAAACTTTGAAAGTGATAAATTGCTAATCATAATTTTCCGCTTATCCGTGATGCGTAGGGCTATATATTTATATTATTTTCAAGAGATAACGCAATATGCGTCATTATATTGTGTGTAGGGCAGAAATTTTAATCTTTATTTCTGCCCATGGCGCAATCGAACAATGTGCCGATTAGCCAAATTGCTATTAAGAATGCCATAACTTAAACCTCCTCTGTATTATTGTTGTTGTTATTCAGTTCCTTGTAATACTGCTGAATCTCCTCATCAGTCATACCTTTTTCTCGCATTACACGATAGTTGGCAGAACCACGTCTAAAATAAACCTGACTGCCATAGACTGAGCGTAGATTGTAATACGCACTTCTTACTAGTTCTTTGGTTAATACCTTGCCAGTGGACGAATAAACGCCCATCTGCTGCAACATCATAGCTGCATCGGCAAAGTTAGGTGTAGTCAATTCCGTGAAGTCATTGGTACACTTCTTGACCACATTCCATATAGCTTTGTTGCAAGGTTTCTCAGCAGCCTCTTTCTTGCGCTTTTCCGATGCCGCCTTCTGTGCATTTGATAAGTCACATTTTCTAGGTCTTCCCAACTTCTTTACAACCTTACCTGACTTTGAGATAAATTCTCCGTCTTGTGCCAACTTCTGCTTGCGTACTTCCAATGCGCTCTGTGTTCGCTCCTGTATAAGTTCACGCTCCATCTGTGCCGAGAATGAAAAAGCGAACAACAACATTTCGTCAATCGCTTTCAGATGGCTGCAATCAAGGTCAATGCCCATCTGAACGATAACCAATCGCACACCACGTGGTTTCAACTCGTCATTCACAAACTTGTTGATGTCGCTCATGGAACGACCGATACGGCTGACTTCAGACACGATAAGTATATCACCCTTATCAAGCATCGGCAATACTACCTTACCAAGGTTTCTATCCTTATAAGATACCTTACCCGATACTCCTTCCTCCTTCACTTCGTGAGTAGCTTTGAGATTGTGACAATTCAACCATTCGTTGATTGTTCTTTCTTGCTGCTCCAATGTCTGCTTCTCTGTAGAGACACGACTGTATATTATTACTTTCTGTTTTGGCTCATCATCATCGGTCATGTTTGCCTTTGCGTTGCAGCTTTTGTCTGAACGGCAAAGGTAGTGACCTTCTGCCATCATGCAGTAAGGGCAATCCTTACAGCCGATGTTCACGATGTCGTATTTTACAGATGCGCCACCTTCATTCTTGATTTCTGTTGTCTTCATTTCTCCTATCTCCTATCCTATCTCTTATTACTATAAACGTTACTTTCTGCTATTTATTATCCACGATAATAGAATGAAACATAAAAATCGCTACTTCTACGCTCTCGCTCATTCTCAATCACTCCAAACATAGGAGAATCAATTACGTAATTTGCATCATCATTCTTATTATGTTCAATTCTATTCACCCATTTCTCCACAACATCAGGACACCAAACACCGCCAAGGAATCTAACCAACAATTTGTTGTCTGCTTCCAGACGTACCAATACTGGCTCGTTTCCTACAAATCCAACCATTTCTGTATTGTATTGATTCCAGGAATATTGTCCATCATTGAACAAATCTCTTACCAACTCATCAAGGCAAAGGTCTTTCTCGTTGATAGGGCAATAAGCTGCATTCTTAATCTCCATAGTCTTATTACTTTAATTCTTGTTCTACAATATCGAAATTATCCCACGTCTCACCTTCGTTGTCTGAGATATGATAGAAGAAATCTGAAACGCTGATTTGAAAATCGTCACAATCCAATGCTTGTTTATAGCTTTCCAATGTGTTCAGACCTTTATCTTCCATCGCTTTTCTAGCCTTGTCTCTGTTTGAGAATACTTCTGCATCAACCTCAACTGCCTCACCCAGTCCATGCTGGTGTGAATTGATAACTACATATACTTTCATTGCTTAACCCTCTACTTTAATAATTCCACGTCTTACCAAAGCTTTCACGAACTCCTCTAGAGTTAACTCCGACTTGTCATTGGCATATGCGCTATTGTATCTCCAATCGACTTTGAGCGGCTTATCCAAATCATATCTCCAAATTTTGTCCGTGTCACGATAATCTCCTACCAAAGCTATCTCTATCATCTGTCTGCCGTGAGTGATGTGTATTTTGGATTTATCATTGCAATTATCAAGCTCGCAGTCGTAGTTCTCTAAGAAACTCAGTTTTTCAAGTGTCTCATCATGCCACTTTTCAACCTTTTTGTCTTCCACGCTCTTTTCGATAGCCATCTTCTTTGATTCTGCTATCATTAACTTTTCCAATTCGTTCATAGCTTAACCCTTTCTACTATTTTGAAGTGATTATTCTTATAAAATCTAACAATACATCTAAGTTTGATTTGGTTAGATAGAAATATTCAAATGTACCTAAACCCCATATACTTTCAGATGTATATTCTGCATGCAAATCCATATAACAAGGTGATACATGAGGAAACTTAAAGCAAGGAACATTCAGATGCTCGCAAAACTCTATTTCCTCTGTAATAACATACCCACGTAAAAATGCTATAGTACTCAGTTCATTTTTCTCGTCATCAACATAAGTTGTTCCTATATTGAAGCTAGACAAATTGCACCTACCTATATTCTGCTTAATATATTCCAGTGCCTCTTTTTTTTGTTATTGTCTTTTTCATATTGATTAATGTTTAAAATTTGTTTCGATAAACATTATTTGATGAATATCCAAGATGATTGTATCTCCAAGAAATGAGTCGTTTATTATAAGTAGCTCATTCGTTCGGTCTATTCTATACTTGCAATTATTGAAGTCAATATGAAAACGGCTATTATGGATAGCAATGTAAATAACCTTACTTTCTGTTTTGGCTACCTTAATAGCCTTTCTTAATTGATTTACGTTCATTTTATGATGTATTATAAAAGTTTGTATATGTTATTAATTCACTCATTCTTTTGCTCCGTGGAGGTGGCAAAGGTCGTGTATGTTACTTTGCCAACACAACATAAGCAATCGCCTACAGCTTTAGGAAATGGATTGTTTGCTGCAATATCCAACCGCATATTGTTCGGTGGAATATCCAAACATACAGGAACACCGATAGAGATAGCCACAACCTTTGCGGTTGAAGCCGTTTCTTTGCGCTCTGAGACGTTTTCATTTGCAGGTGGTGTAATTGTCCGCTCGGTGCATTTCTCGCTCGCCTGATGCTCATTTGGTACGCTATCCAATGGTTCTTTGTACTGCCCTTTGCAGATTTCCTTCAATATCGGGTCATTATTGATAATGGAGTAGTATCTGCTTTCCGTGATGCTCATAGAATGATACCTAGCTGCAAACTGCTTTCTATCCTCTATCCAAGTTGGCTTGTTAGGTATATCCATACACTCAACAACAAATTCATCGGTTTCTTTCAGATACTTAATCACGTTCCATCTTCTCGGTTTTCCGTCTTCACCAAGAATGTAGCAAACGTTTTCAAGATAAAATTTAACCTGCGCATTTATTGTATTTTGCAATGAGCCATTCTCATCAGGTACGGCTGCAATTTCTTCTTTGCTTGATACCAATGATTTCTTTTGCTGCTCCTTGAATAGCTTTTCCAATTTTACACCATCCTTAAAGAAGAAAGCGCATCCACGATAGGAATTACTTTTTGTTCGCTTATCATCGGGCATGAACTCTTTGCAGAATCCCGACAAAGTGAACAGTTCACCACAGAATATAATCTTATTGTTTTCTGCTGCAATAACCTTTGTGCCATCAATGAAGGTAAGTGCATCGCCTACATTTACACCGATAGCATCAAAACTAAACTTATTGCTAGGCTTATCCAATGGTACTACGTTTGCAGGTGCATTAGGTGCATCGGGTGCATCAACTTTTGTTTCTGCAACATCCTTTGCAGGTGCGCTATCCTTATAAGATGGAATGCCGCAAATGATAATCTTTGATGCCATATCTCGCTTGAAATCTGTTTGCTCTGTTTTATCCTCTGTAGCGCACTCTTTTTCCTCAGTTGTAACATTATCCACCTTTGCAGGGATAACGTCTTCTGTAGGCTTATTTGTAGGCATATCAAAAGATTCTGCAAAGCCACAATAATCGTATGCACCAATGTAGCCATCAGATAGTTTGAATCCGTCATACTCATCATCAATATACATCGGCATCATCATACCAACTTCCAAACTACCTACATATACCAAAGCTTCATTAGCATATCTTCCAAGTGTAAAATTGAAGTTTTCAAATCTCAGCAGACTATCAATCTTTAATCCAATCGCAAAATTCTTGTTTGGTACGTTTTCGCACTCGCAAGAAATCTCAATACCATCATGATTATCATACATTCCGTTAATTGTGAATGTAATACGATTATCATTTTCTTTATGCTTGATTATTACTAAACCGATAGAGTTAAAACCTTTGTTTTTCTTCAACCATTTAGATATACCCTTCCAAGTCTTTTCGTTGATGGTGCAAAGATTATCAGGATTAATCTTAGGTAATACAGAAGAGTAATTTACATATCTGTTTGCCTCAGTCTTAGAGTAATATCCACAACATTCAGATACCCAATATGTATTGCCATCTGGTTCACGTACCAACTTGCAAGTAAGAGTACTACCCGATTTGGCCAATGAGCACATCTTTTTGAAATCTTTTCCATTTACCAAAGGCAAATTATAATCGTATGTAAAATGTTCCGTGCTTACCACATCAAAGCCCTTAATCATCATTGTGTGCCCATCGCTAGCGGCTGCCCTTCCGTTTCTAATATCCAAGCATATATTTTTCATAACAGGGCGCAAATCATCATTTGCACAATGCAAAGATAGCTTAGAGTAGTATTTATTAATGAGTACCTTAACAGTGCAAAGTACCTCATTATTATCTTTCTGCTTGATAAACATTCTTTTCTTACTACCAATGCTAGCTAACTTTTCAAACTTAGCTACCAATGCAAAGATTTGAACTACACAGAAGGAACACACAAAAGATAGCACATTCACGCTCGCCATCGGTGCAATAAAACAATCTTTCTCTACTTGCTTATTACACTCATTCTTGTATGATTTCGTTTCAGTCTTCAAATAGCCATCCTTAAATGCGCTATCCTTCATCTTTGCCAAATCTGAGGCGGTGTAATTGCCTTCTTTTACATTTACACCCTCATTAAAAACCTTATCGGCTATCTCATACAACTTGTTTAAGATAGCCAAATTCATTTCTTTGTCACTCATATATCCAATTGTTTAAAAGTTACACTTCATAAAATTGCCCGTAGCATTTTCCCCAAGCTACCAAAGACAATCGCACACCACCATTTTTAATCGGTGATACGCTTATCTTTTCACGCTTGATACGTATCAGACGTTTATCAAACTTGCAATAAAAGCGAATAAATCTATCTTTCAACTCGCTTTCTTTTTGCTCGCTTATATGTTCCAAATGGAGGCTATTATATTCAGCATCCAACCAATTCTTTATTTTTTCCTTTGTTCCCATATCCAAGTTGTCTTTTTAAATTTGTGCCGTGCCAAATCTCGCTTTTGGAGGTAGTCTCTAACTACTCACGGCTATAGTAACTTTTAAGCAATATCAAACTCTTTCATACATTCATTAAAACCAAATTCTTTTTGTGCTGCCATCTTTACAGCCACATAAGCCATTTGCCTTCCTGTAAGGTTGCAAAGTACATAAGAGGTTGCAATCTCTTTAAAATACTCTTCATATTGTTTTCCGTCATAATTAGGTACTCCAATACGTTTCAGTTCATTTGTGTAGTTATTATATTTATTCATATCTTTCTAATTTTAGCCGTTTATTTACTCTATATAGCCTTATCTTTTTCCACTTGATAAAGTGTACCAAAGGGAAAAGATAAGGGCACACACACTATTATTTAACCCTCAAGTTTAGCGATAGTACTAGTTATCTCGCTAACTACCTGAATAAGACTATCCAAATATAAGGTATCATACACCAAAGTGCTTTTGAAGGTAAAATGCAACTCAAATTCATTTAACTCTTCGTGCCAAACATCGAAATGCACAAAACCTTTGTCACACTCGCAAAAGATATTATCATAATCGTGTACACCTTTATAGGTAATTTCTTCGTTTACTACATTTGCAGTAATACCCAAAGCACGAAGTATTAATGCTAACTTTTTTAATTCTTTCATATTGTTAATTATTTAATGTTACTTTGTGGTGCAAACTGAATCGAACAGTCTAGAGATACCGACTATCTTTGCACCTATCCAATATGTTTTATGATATTGTCTTTTTGCCGTAATAACGCAAATTAAGCATTTCCTTTTGGCTAGTAAGTTTACAGCCACACAATTTGTTATTTGTGCTGTAGTCTGCACCAAGCGCACGCAAACGGCTACTAGTTGTAGCCGTATTAAAACCACCATCGGAAAAATACACTTTGCCACGTACTTTTGCATATATATATGTATCATACAAGCGTACAAATACATTTGCACCCTTAATAATTACTTCAGTATTACTTTCTCTGTAGTTAACTTTATTATTTACAGCGTTAACCATTCTTTGCTCTATCTTTCTCATTTTATTTGCATTTTAATAGGTTAATTTACTCTTTTACGTATTTGTTCCAATTGCGCCCTACAATAATGCCTAATACGTAAGATATAAGGGCGAAAACGAAAGGTATTGTTATATCCATATCCAATTAGTTTAAAAGAAAATCGAAGTACTTTGCAGCACGCAATTCATATTCATTTGCCCACATTTGACCGTAAGGCATACCAAGTAAATCTATAAATTTACGTGCTTTTGCCTTAAATACAATGTAATCGGCAAACAGGGCTCTAGCCTCCTTTGTTATTTTGTGAAAATTTGGTTTTTCGTCTTCTTGTTGTGCCGTGGCTGCCAATACTGAAACACGATTTGCAATATCGCTCAATTTGTCGGTATAGAAGTCTATCAAAATGTTTATTCTAATCTTTTTCATATCTTATATTATTTGTACCTTTGCACCCACAAATAAGCGAGTGCAAAGGTTATTGCTAGTTACTTGTTTACTATCTCATTAATCTTATTTGCCGTATCAATCAAAGAATAAGATTGTCCGACAAATCCGCCGCCGTACCAATTGGCACGATAAACGGAAAAGCCCAAATCATTTGCACGCTTTTTGGCAATTGCATACAATTGATTTTGGCTCAAATTGTCGTTTCTCATTTCTTCTTCAGTAGTAAAAGCGAGAAAATGCACTACATATCGGGGATTCCCGTTTATATCATTATTCACACGACAAAAGCCAATACCATTCACCACCTTATAACTATTTCTATAGCTTTCAATTTCTTTATTTGTCATATATAGCCCTCCAATTAGTTTAAGTTATTTCTTTTCTCCTAATTCTCTTTTTGCCAATTCGTTTGTAGTTGTCCATTCAACGTAATCCCAACTTGTGCCGAAATGGTCGACGCAAAGGATATACTTATCCAAAAGGTCTGAATAAGTGAAAAGCAATCCGAATGTTTGCTCCAGGTACACTACATCGTCATCGGTGCAATCTGTAATAAACCACTGATAAATATCTCTTTGAGTTCCGTCTTCTTCATCAAACAGTTCAAAGCGCATATTATCATAAATAGAAGGGTCTATCTCTGTAATATTGTTGCAGAGGATAAGCGCATTATTACACCAATTTACAGCTACAGAATAATTTGTTTTATAAGTCTTCATACCTAAAATATTTAAAAGTTACTAATTAATTTGCTTATATCCGAAAAAACTAATAACTTTGCAACCGCTTAGAAGTAATCATAAGTTATTAGTTTTTCTTTTAACTTGATTCGCCCACTACTTTTTTAAGGTAGTGGGTTTTTTGTTTTAGTAATAACACTCTTCTGTTTTTGTTGCTTTCTTGATATTCCACACTTTTAATTGGGTATCAAATTCAAGAGTGAACAATGCAACAAAATCGCCATCTTCTAGAAATGTGCGAAACATACTACCTAATGAGTTATTTGTGCCAGATTTACGAATGCCAATTGTTAATGCGAATCCGTACTTTTTGCCGTTGCAGTTGGCAAACTCTTTCTTTATGGTATCAATATCTATCTTCATATCAGACTCAATAAATGAAGAGCCATATTGAACACTATAAACTGCTGCAAGTCCTTTTAAAACCTTTGCAACATCTGAAAATTTGCTTGTTGTAATCATATTGTTTTATTTTTTAGTTACTAATTTGTGGCTATCAATTAACCCGCCTAATTGCCAACGGCTGAGGTTTTCGCCTACATATAACAGTTACTTATTTATTATATTTGGTTTTCATTTATCATCTATTTCATTTCGCTACTCTAACTTTTCGCTACTCACTTTAAGATGTTTCAACGCTGAGAATAATAAGTAATAATGTAGCTACCTTCCGCATAATAGCCAAACCATTTTTGAATTGTTACTACTGCAATTAGCATGCAGCCGCTTTTCCGTTTTTTAACCTTGACGGAAAACAACAAATCTAATAACCGATACACTATATAGTATCATCAACATATCACTCGATACGCTTTGTTAGCCTTTATCCGTATACCTTATATTTTGGTATTGTTGTTATCTAATATCTAATATGTTGTATTACACGTAATACGTTATATGATAAGATAGCAGCGCACAAATATATAAGATAGATTTTATTACGCTAAATGTAAATAAGCCAAAGAACACACAATATAGATATAACAGGATTTCTCTGCTTAGAAGTAATCTCGTTGTTTCTTGATTGCGATGCAAAGGTACGACAATTCCATGAAACTACAAAACTTTTAAGCAAAAAAATATGAGATTTTTTGTGTTTTTTCTCGCTTTTTCTTGTTGGTAATAAATAAGGACACCTAATTGCTATCTTAGAAATAGCAAAATAAGGGGTTAAATCGGGGTTGTTGTGTGATTATATAGGTTTTTCCTATCTTTGCACCTTTGCAGCTCGAAAAAATCACTTTGCAGCCACTTTCTTTATTAGGTACGTATGCGAGTACCTTATATATAGGAAAACGCCTAAAAGCGTATTATTTGCCGTTTGCAGCCGTTTTCGTGTTTGATATATAGAAAGTACTTACTTCGCTGTTTGCGTATCTTTGTAGCCGATTATATGATACGTTTCGTTATCTAGATTGTTTCTAAATAAAGTTTTATGTTTGGTTTTTCGTTCTGTTTGTACTCGCTTTCTGTTTTCGTTTCTTATTTAGATTAATTCTAAACAGAAAACTTTTTGGGGAATTTCGGGCTTTTCCGCACCTTTGCGCAAACGTTCTATCTTTTTACTTTTTGTTTTCTCGCTTTTTCTTCTGTTTTGATATTTCAGACTCAAACAGAAACAGACACGAAAAATCCGTATTTTTGCCGTTTTTGCGGTTATATGTCCGTTTTTATCGCAAATAAAATGCTGATTTTTAGCGATTTATAGGTATATTGGGCATTTTCACCCCCACCCCCCCGTTTTTGGCACTCGCAGGGCGGGTCAGCTCTCGTCCGAATTTTTTTATTTTTTATTTTTTTATTTTTTTTGTAAAATACTATAATTTTACCAATTCCGCTTTTCTACCGAATTTTGAGCATTTTTAAAAGTATCATATCTACTTTTCTTTTTGCATAAAGTTTCATAGTATCTACTTTTGCTTATTTCTGTGCGTCAGGTAGCGTTTCATGTAGCATTATGGCAAATTTATCACCAGATTATTTTGAACGTCTTAGAACGCGAATTTTGAGCTATTTTTATTTTTGCGGAAAAGTAAGACTGCTTTCTACTTTAAGGTTCGTTTTTGCTATATATGGATTGCAGTTTCGATAGTCTATTGCAGGGGTTGTTTGCGAAGCCTTTCTTCTTAGGGGATGAGTATATAGTTTACTATATACAGGGGTTGACATCCCCTACTACGGCTGCGCGCGAGGGTACAATAGTTTATTTACGTGTTATTATTATATGGGAATTGCTTCAAATGTTAAATTTTCAATATGAAAAATCTGATTTATGCGGATAATATATATTTAATTGGGGATATGGGGATTTTGGTACAAATTTGCAATTTGTTAAACTATGTAAAGTTCATTTTTGGCTTGATTTTTTGGCGTATATTTGCAGCATAAATATTTGATTTACGAATTACCGACTTTGGAATATGGCAGAAAAGAAATTCTACATACAGCGTTACTTGAAGTCCGAGCAGGGAGCTTGGAAGGCAGACGGATTGCGTAAGAGTCTGGAGGATGATTTCGGCGGCGGTTCTGTCCGCTACAAGTCATTGGACGGATTGAACTCAAAGGGTAAGCAGAAGGGTGTATATACCGAGAGCTATCCTGAGAATGACGCGTTGAGAGTGTTCGTTGCCCCGAATGCTAGACATGAGAGCACCAACGCTACGTTGTCAGTCTGCGTGTTCGGGTATGATGTTGACGGAACAACCGAGCTTTCCGTTACTGAGCAGATAAAAGCTGCCGAGAAAGCATGGGATAGTCTGTATGCTTACTTGGAGGGTTCGCTTATCCTGTGGTATGACGATTACAGACAGAAGAAAGCGTTGTTTTTGGTACAGGATGCTACAGAGCCATCAACGGATAACATCAAGAACATTCCGTATCTGCTCTGTTCGGTTAAGTTGGTAAACGTCTTCGGTCAGTCGTTTGATGGTGACAGTACCACGATTGAAGATTGGTTGAAGAATGGCGGGAAATAGAAACGACAGCATCCGCAAGGCGGTAGGACGTGTCTCTTAGATACAAGTCTAGGCAAACAGAAGGTTCGAGTTCCTTCTACGGTCGGTGGATGCTTTTAAACAGTTGAGAATGTATGCGAATAAAGGAAGAATCACTTGACAGGGCGTTAGAAGCGGCATCGTTGCAGACGAAGGGATTGCCGAAACGCTACACGGATGGTAAAGACCCATTCTGGATAATGGCTGTTGTGCTTGTTCAGAAGCGCAATTTGGAGGAATGCTACTGTATTTATCAGCAGAATGCGGACAAATACATGAAGCTTTTGCAAGACTTCGGTACACCGAGTCCTATCATGTCTATCAAGAGCATTCATCCTTACATGTATCTTGATGAGGCTCAGTTTTTGCCGAGCGGATGCATCGAAGCAAAGAAGAACTTTCTGAAAAACGAGCTTGGTGAAGACCCTAGGGCTTATGAGGTCGATGAAATGACGGAATCGGACGTTAATCACGCGTTATTGGAGATTGCCATTGACAAACAGATGAGAGCTGATGAGGAAAACAAGAAAATCAACGTGCTCAATGAGGGAAGCGATTTGGATGGAACGAGATTTGAGGACATTGAACGTCAGAAGTTCGAGTTTGAGTTGGCAGAAATGAAGAAAGATGGATGCTCCAAGAAAGAAATTAAAGAGTTCATAGACGAGTATAATGCTAGTCATAAGCAGAAAGTTGACGATGAGCCATACATTTCAGAGGAAGACCGCATTCATAAGGAAATGGAATCAAAGGACGTTGAGAAAACTCCAGAATGCAGTGTTGAAGGTGAGTTTGATGCACCTGAGATAGACTATGATAAGCTTCATGAGGAATCAGAGGCATTCAAGAAAGAGCAGTTGAAAGTTGCCAAGCGCAAGTGGAAGCGTGCCTATGATGCCGATTCAGAGAAGCGTGAAGGAAGAGAGTTTGAGAACGAATTTGGCGAAGATGAGGAATGCGAGACGTTGCAGTTGCCGAATAAAGAAGCCGTTCCTGTAAAGCGAAAGCCAGGAAGACCGAAGAAATCGTCATTGGATTACACTGCTAGCAAGCGCGATACGACAAAGAAACGTGGTCGCAAACCATCATCAACTAAAAAATAACAGATTATGACTAAATCAGAGCTTTTGAATAACGTGTTCTTTGAGAATGCAAAAGGTGATTTGCCTATCATATATATAACATCAGATGATGATGTTGTAAAAGTCGGTGGCATTATCAATGCACCTATGGTTGGAAGAATTTATTTTAGTGAGGTTAAGAAAACCATTACGAAGAATGAATTGCTTGCCAACAAAGAGTTCATTTGCGCAAGCGAAGATTCTGAGATACTTATTGATTTCGGTGGCTACAGACGCGAGACACTTGATTGCTATGTCACAGTTGATGATAGTTGCATTAATATCATTGAGCTATGAGGAAGAATCATCACAATCCTAATAAAGTGCCGCCGTTCAAACCAGACCCCGAACATTGGACTAAAAAAGTTCATTCTTGGAAGGCGAAGGTCGCATACGAGACAGAGGATGATGCTTGGGAGTTTCTGAATCAGAATCCGAAACTGAAGTCAATGGGGTATGTGGTCTATAAGTGTAGGATATGTCAGAAATGGCATATTGGGAGGGTAAAGAAACGATAAATTAACAGTTTGTGGAATTTATGGTAGAAAAAAGGAATTTAGAAATCATTACGCTCAAATGTCCTACCTGTGGTGGGGATATTGTTTGGTGCGGAGAGAACGATATACCCGATGGTCGAGTAGAAAATACATATCGTTGCGACCGATGCGGTACTACATTTACCAGCCTAGAACCATCTGAGGAAGATAAACTCGATGATTATGCCGATTATTGGAGCGGCAATGGTGATGATTTATTGGAATGCAATAGAATATACAATGAAGATTGCCTAAAGGGGATGAAGAAGATTAGCCAGGATTCAATCTCGCTGATTATAACCGACCCGCCATACGCAATTTCAAAAGATTCTAATTACGCAAAATCCAGTCCAACAGGAAAAGATACCGACAGGTTTCGTATATCCATTGATTTCGGTGAATGGGACAAGCCTGACGCTTTCGATATAAGAGCTATGATTGCGGATTCGTATCGATGCCTAAAAGATGGCGGATATATCGTCTGCTTTTATGACTTATGGAAAATTAATATCGTAAAAGAGGCTATGGAGAAAGTAGGCTTTAATCAGATACGACTGATAGAATGGCAGAAAACGAACCCCGTTCCTATTAATAGTAAAATTAACTATCTCACGAATGCAAGAGAGTTCGCTATCTGTGCCGTTAAGGGTACGTCACCGATATTTAAGAGTGAATATGATAATGGTGTGTATTCCTATCCTATCTGTCATGATAAAGGTAGATTTCACCCTACGCAGAAGCCTGTGGACTTGATTCGGGAAATCATAGCCAAGCATTCTAATGAAGGTGACTTGGTTCTTGACAACTGCATGGGCAGTGGCACTACTGCTATTGCCTGTATCAGGGAGAAGCGGAACTTTATCGGCTTTGAACTGAACAAAGAATATTACGACAAGGCTTGCAAGCGCATTCAGTTGGAAATGATGCAGCCTAGCCTATTTTGAAACATAAAAATAGTTGAGAATATGAAGAAGAAAGGATATTACGAATACGACCCTGTTATCTATCCAAGAATGTTATGTGTCGCTATTGGAATGAACCAAGAGGATGCCAACAAGTGTTTTGAAGGTAGGAAAGGTGAGGTTTTGAAGGTTGATTTCTCTAATTCTAACGCAATAACCTACGATGAAGTTAGGGAAAAGTCGAATAAGAAGCTTTGTTCGTTTATTAATTTTGCAAGCAAGGATTCTATGAGAATGGGAGTTTGTTGTCACGAGGCATCTCATGCCTGCGATGCCATCGAGGATGCTCTTGGTATGGAACACGGAGGCGAGCCTTCTGCCTATCTGATTGGTTGGATTGCATCATAGTATCAATAAGGCTCGTTTGGGCATTGGAGATTTCGTTGAACTAAAAGATAAGGAGAAATAGCTTATGATTAAGAAAGAAGATATTAAGATAGGATTAGAGTTTGTTCTTCCGTTCAGAGTGAGAGAATACGAAGAAGAGGTGGCAAGATTTCGTCATTATCAAATAATGGGCGAAGACTGCCCTGTATTACCAAGGTACAAAACAGATTTAGAGATTCGTGGTGGATTTAAAATCATTACAACCCCAACCCGTCCTATTTTTAAGGTTATAGATAGTCCGATTTGGTGTTTTATTCCTTCCATTGACAATTCTTGTTGTTTATTTGTAAAAGTAACTTGTGACGAGATTAAAAACGAGGTCTTCATGCTTTCAGTTAAAGATATTATGAAACGTGGAGAAATTTTGAATAAAGAAAATCTTGAACCAAAGATACACGAGTGTTCATCTGCTGAAGATGCTAAAACATTCAAGTCTATCACCGACAAGATGAGTGATACCTACAAGCGTAAGAATCACGATTATGGGAATGCTTTTTCCGAAATGTATGATGAGCTTGGTATAAACTACGGCTACGGAAAGATACGAGAGAAAGTGAATCGTATCAAGACGTTGAAGGATAATGAAGCGCAAGTTGCTAACGAGCCATTGGAAGATGCTCTTCTTGACTGCGCTAACTATTGTATCTTGACATTGATGGAATATCAAAAACGTAAGGAGCATGGCACAGACTAAATACACTTGTAAGGATTGCGTATTGTTGAATGATGAAGATTCTGAGTTCCCATATTGCTTGGGCAAAGACTTATATACAGACGCAAATCCTGACGATGATGCTTGCGGAGACATTATTCCGCTAGTATATACTTGCAAGGATTGTTTCTTCTTCAAGGATGGGGTTTGCAATGACCCTAATGAGGTTAGATTTACTTCTGAGGAGAATCCATCTTGCATTAGTTTCGAGTACAAAACGATTGTAGAACAAAAATAAATATATAGTTATGGCTAGAATTGCAAAAAAGAAGACTGTTGACAACAATGCAGGTTTGCTTAAAGTTGTTGTCGGAATCAACAGAAAAGATGTTGAAAGTGTTACCGACTTCGGGCATTTCTTCATCGTAATTTTGAAGGATTGTGCTATTTTCCACACACACATTGGATTTGAAGCACGTTTTAAGCGTTGGGGCGGTGTTGATATGGAAGGGCACGCGCTTACTACTACAACATTCGCGTGGCTTGAAAATCTTGTCGCGATGAAGAACGAAGTAAATGGAAAAGAAAATGATATTTTCCCTGAGACTGATGTTACTTATCAAGATATGCTTGATAGCATGGTTATCATCACAGAAGCCAACATTACTCATCCGATTACAGCGTTCACTGATGCAGATGATGCTGCAAAGTTCGCAAAGAACAAGATGGATTACCTCGGTCGTATGCAAAAAGAGTTGGAAACTGTAATGAATACTCCAGTTTCCGAAGAGACAGAGGAAGACTTGAAGAAGAACTTTGAGCACGGTCAGCAAGCAATATTGGCAGAGCAAGCAGCCGAGGCTCTTAATCAAGGAAAGGAATAGCTTATGTATAATGAATGGTATATAGAACTGAAATACGGACTATTCCGAGATTACAGAATTGTAAGGATGTGTGATGCTAACGGAGTGAAGCGAGACGGTATCTTTATACCATTCATTCAGAACGGAATCAAATGGGATGGTGTAAAGGTTAAGAATCCTGTTCAATATCTAAAGCCGATTTGGGCTGCCGCCGATGGCTCAAGACTTCACAAGTTAGTTCCCATGGTTTCTGTGGATTTCAGACAAAAGATGGAAGATGCAGGTGTATTGTCACCAGATGATAAATACCCTTGTGATACGGTAGGTTACGTTTATAAAGATAAAAATAAGATTTAACGGCTATGATATACTTAGGTAATGATACGATGGATAAGGTAGAGCGGATGGTTTGCGAACAAGTGAACACGGCTATGAGTACTGAGGAAAAGGAAGGAGTGAATGCAGATGATTTATATGTCGGCAATACTAACATTCCTTTTGCGAGAGCGGTAGCAAGGAACTTTGTTCTTGACGTTCTACACAATCGGTATGGTTTTTCCTATGCCGTTATTGCACAGCGCGCGGACATCAACGAGAAATCTGCTATGCGATGTGTCCGCAAGTGTCACGAACTTGTCGGGTACGATAAAACCTATGCGTATGTGAACACTTTAATTAACGATAGATTGAGAGAATGGTATGGGGAATAGCAATGAATTATTGACGTTGAAGCGCAATGCCCTAAGATTGGGATTGTGCGGAGAATATAAAGGGAAATGGGATTCTGCCGCGAGTAAGCGAGAATTGGTAAACATGGCTCTTGATTCAAACGGAATTGAGTTTATGGCTGATTCTATTGCTTTCGGATGGGGATTGTCAAAAGAGTACCTTTTGAAAGAGTTTGGTGAGTTTGCCAATGGATTCTACCAATGTAACGAGCACGGATATACCAGCGAAATGTATATAGGTGCTCATGGAGTTATCAAGGCGCGCTCTACGATTATTCTTGTCGCATACTGCAAGGATTTGGAGATTGAAGTTCCAGAGAATATGATTACTCGCATTTACGTGTGCGGAAAGAGTGAAGTTCGCATCGAATGCAAAGGAAAATGTGACCTCATAGAGTACGGAGAGGATAATGATGTTAAAATCATTAGCTACGATGACGCAAATATGACGACAGGAACGATTTATGTGTCAGAGTGGAATAGTTGTAAGGACGAACAAAAATAACGTCTTACGGCTCATTTAAATAGCAAAGTTGGAAAAAAGAATATTTATATTATTTTCTTATTTACAGAGTGTACGGCGGTACACAGACATAAAGTATAATTTTACTTTTTATATTAGTTAAGGTTTAGTTAGATTTATGTTGATTAAAAAGGGCAAGTTCAGTTGTGAAACCGAGCTTGCCCTAATTTTATATATAGAACACAGAAAACTAATTCATAAATACCTTGATACCATTTCTTCCTTGCTTGTGACCGCCCTTCACACAGCTTGCCAAGGTGTCGCGAATATCAGTAAGTATTGTTGTCTGCAATCTCAACTCAATGAGTACAGGACTGCTTGATGTGTCTTGCGTTATCGCGCTGATACTATTTCCGAGCTTTTCTAACAGAGTGTCGCGGATGATGCGGACATCTGCTTGTTGAGTAGCTACATAAAACCTGAGAGAATTGAGTATCGATTCCAACGCCTGTGCGGTTGATTCCGTTACAGACTGAATACCTTGCTGCAAAGCAGAGATATTTGAACTGCCAGCAGGTTTGACGTTGAGAACATCCATCAAGTTCTTTGCATACTCATTGAATAATGCAAGGTTCTTGTCTTTCAGTTCCTTGATACCTTCGAGTTCTTTCTTGGTAACGTCAAGACCATTGTTTCCACCTTCGCTGCCCTCAGATACCGCTTTATCGAATGCTTCAAGGATAGGCTGAATGTATTTTGAAGTAGCTCTATTCATTAACTGCTTGGTGAGCATTGTATTGAAATACTCATCAAACTTATTATTGAGTGCTTCAAGTGCATCACTACCTTCATTGAAAGCATCTACCCACGCTTCCGAGAAAGCTTCAGCAGCAGATTTATAGTTAGATTGAGAACCAAAACCGCCAAGTGCTTCTGTCATAGATTCGCCTAATTCTTGGATGGTTGTGTTCAAATCATCAATCTGTTGTTCCCATTCTTGAATCTTACCTTCATCGGGCTTCTTGCGACCGCGCTCTGCATTAATCATTGCTTGGTACGCCTTCTGCTGCTTTTTAAGGGCATCGACCGATTTTTTGTTATATTCGTAGAGCCTTTGTGTATCAAAGGCATCGTCCATACTCTTTTTAAGCTTTTCGTAAGCGTGTTGCAAGGAATTTACAGCGCGTTCTTGGCGTGCAATTTCCTTATCAATCTTTCCTTCGTTGCTAAATAGTTTAGCTACGCCCGTAAGCGCGCCCATTGCGCCCGATACGACACCTGCATAGTTTCCGCTATAGTACGAACCGATTGCTTGACCGATATTGTCAACGACACTAAGAGTGTTTTCGAGTTGTTCATCTGAACCGCCCAAAGCCTCAAACAATCCATTGAATGCTGTTGCCATCGTAGATACAACACTCGTAATATCCGTCACGGATTTTGAGAACTTTGACTTTGCCTGCTCTTCCTCAGTCATAATCGTTCCGAGCTTTGTAATCTGCTCATCGGTGATGTTTAACTGAGATTTCAAAGAATCACGAATGCTTTTGTTGGTTGCTAACTTCAACTTTAAGGTTGTAACAACGCTTTCGTTCGCATCCTTATTCTTTGTCAGTTCGTTATATTCCTGTTCCAAAGACTCAACATAAGCATTTTGGTTCTGCAATTTGCTCGTCAAATCTGCTCTAAGTCCGTTAAGCTCTACGTATTTATCCACGCCGCCCGACTTTTTTAAGTCTTTACCAGCCTTAATCATTTCTTTAAGTCCGCTAGTGAAAGCCTTGAAAGGATTGCGTGAATTGCGAACTTCATTGACCTTATTAATCTGTTCAACAATAGACTTTGCATCTTTAGGGTCGAGATTTTTTAAATCAACACGAAGAGCTTGCAATCTTTTTGCCATTGCGTCAAGAGCCTTTGATGAAACTTGCTCTAGATTATCAAACAAACGAACATACATGTCTGAGTTCTGAAACTCTTTCCAGTTATTCTTGCTTGTTTTCTGCTGGTATTGGGCATCCAAGTTTTCCTTCAACTGCTTCTGTAACTCAGGATTCTTAGCAATATTCGCATTGTTTTGCAACTTGTAACGCTCGTTGATATACCATCTATCGAGTTGAAGCTGGTCTGTCAATTGCTGCTTGTATGCCTTAATCAGTTCTTGTGCTTGATTAACTTGGTCTTGATAGACTTCCTTATCAAGTTTCTGCATTTGTGACGTGTATTCCTTTGCAACATCATCACCCCACTTAGTCTGGTCTTTACCCCATTTTGCTTCAAAATCATCTGTAATAGACTTTCGCACATCATCGAATGAAGAGGTTAAGTCACCGAACATACTTTTGATGATGCTATCAGAAAGACCTTCTCCTTTGATTTTCTTAAACAAATCGAGTTGTGAGAATGCTTCTTGCGCATTGTTCTTCGCATCGTCAAGTTGTTGCTTGAAATATTCCTCATCAATTTCAAGACGGATTTCAGTGGCGTTGCGTAATGCGCTGCCACGTTTTCCGAGTTCCTTATATTGGCTTGCAAGATATTCAATCTTCTTTGCAATAGTCTGGCGGTCTGGGATAAAGTTGTTTATATTCATACCAACATTCTTTGCCGCCAACGCAAAGTGCTTACGAACATCGGCTGTAGCTTGCTCTTCGCCTTCGTATTTAATGAGTTTCTGATATTCAGAACTCATATCCTTCAACAGAGAAATGCGCTCGTTGAGAATATCGCGCTGTTCTTTTGCCGCATTTTTTGCTGCTTTTTTGTCTTCTTTTTCAAAAGGATTCACTCCTAATCCCTTTGCGGTGGCAGTTGCAGCATTCTTGTATTCGCGAACCATTTGGCGCAAAGTTGAAACATCTATAGTGTTTCCACCTAAACGTGGGTCACCTGCTTTAAACATCTTTCGGATAGAATCATCAACTTTGATTTTCTTCGTGTTCTTTCCTACGGAAGCCAAACGTTTTTCGAGTTCACGCCAATTCTTTGCGGCTTTAGCCGCATCATCACCTTTTTCAAGGAAACTTTCAAGAGCCTTATCGTTTGTAATCTCCTTGACAACGAGATTGATACCATACTTTTTCTTTGCAAAGAAACCAGAGAGATAATCATCAACCCAGTTTACTTCTTTCTCCATCGAGTTTTTATTGATGGAAACATTTATACCAAAGTGCCTATAAGCAAGGTCTCTCTCATATTGATTCCAATCACGCTCTGCCGCAATTCTGTCAATTACGCCTTGTATTTTTATAGGGTCATTGCTATATTTTTTTCTAAGGTCTCCAAATACTGCATCAAATTCGCTGTTCAATTCTTGCGCCTTATCTTGCACGCTGTTCATTGCACGGATAAGGTCATTGAAATCTGCTTGCGAAGTACCAATGAAAGATGGCATTTTATAGTCACTGCCGCCTTGTGCTATGTTGATTTTCTTTATCAACTCATACATACGTGTCATATAGTCAATGTTGGATTCGTTATCCTTTTGACCTGCACGTATCTCATCAAAGTATTTCTTCGTGGTCGAAGTGGCTTGTTTGTAGTTCGCATTAATGTTTGCCACAACTCTCTCCATTTGTGAAGACTTTGCGAGAGCATCAATCACGGCATCCTTGTAATCGTCCGCATCATCATCAAGTCCATCAGTAAACCAAGTGTTTTTTGCATCATTCTTGGCGTAATTTCTTCTGATAACCTCAATGCTATCAATGAAATCTTTATACTCTTTTTCAACCTTACTGAAAGTAGCGTTAAGTTGGTTTGCATCGAGACTATCTACATTGATTTTAAAAGTCAGTCCGTCTTTTGATGCGGCATCAATAAGCTTTTGTAACGTTGTACGTCTATCTTCGACATTCTTTTCTAAATCCTTTCCTTCTAATTTGCCATTTGCATTTGTGGCTGCATTTGCTAGGTCGTTGTACGTTCCAGCCAAAGCACCTATTGCACCCTTTGCCTTTATGGTTTCTTCTTCGGCTTTACGTACATTCTCGTTGTACTTGGAAATCTTATCGTAAACGGTAGTTATTACTTCTGCTACAGCGTAAATAGCAAGACCTACGCCTATACCTGATAATGAACTTTTAACGAGACCGCCAAAATCTTTAAGAGCTTTTTTCATTCCATCTAAGGAATTTACGAAAAGAGCCTTGTATCTCACGATACCTGTGCCAGATGCTTGCGAAAAAGCTTGTCCTAGACTAGTCTTTGTAAACATAGAATTAGCTTTTATGGCAATAAGAATAGGTATAAGAGCTTTTCCTATCTCTGCAAGAGTCTTCCAATTATCAAGCAGAGAAGTACCCCAGCTTACCATTCCCTTCATTGTGCCCTCGTTAGCCTTGCCAATATCATTAAGCATCACATCGAAAGCATCCTTCAAGTTGGAAATCTTACCTTGGAGAGTTTCAGCCTGAATCTCTTGCATATTGTAGAATGTTCCACCCTTATCGGTCATGCGTTGGAATATTGCCTCAACATCCTCAAATGTAACCTTACGCTTGGAAATCATATCAACAATCTGTGCGGTCGTGTACGCTTCTCCCTTAACTTCCTTAAAGTATTGTTGCAACTCACCATACATATTGATGCCAGCCTCAGTAAACTGACGAACCTCAGAACCGCGAAGGTATGCAGCAGCCTTGACTTGTCCGTATGCAAGGATAAGTCTTCCCATATCAACGCCAAGACCTGCTGAAACATCGGCAAGTCGCTTGGTTGTATCATAAAGTTTATCAGACTCAATTCGGTAAGCGGAAAGTTGTCGTGTGTAATCCACCAAGTCCTTGATACGGAAAGGTGATTTAACGGCAAGTTCTACAGTCTTATTGAAAATCTCGTCTGCCTTTGGTTTGTTCTGCAAGATAGCTTCGAGTGAACGCTCTGAAAGTTCAAACTGACCTCTGACTGATGCAATCTGCTCGACAAAATTCTTGATAGAACCCACTGAGAATGCAAATGCCATACGCTGTGCCCAACGTGACATATATCCAGCCATATATGATGTTTGTTCTGTCAACGCGCGAGAATTAACACCAGCCTCTTTTAAGTTTTTGTTATGTTGCTCAATGGCAGCATTGAGAATATCCAATTTTCGCTTATAATCAGCATCGGTTTGAGACAACTTCATACGAGCCTCTTTCAGATATTCTATAGCGCGTACTTGGCGATTGAGCGTATTTGCAGTAGCAGAGAAATCAAGCGCGCCTTGATATGTGGTGTTTGCCTTGTTATTTCTCGTCTGATAGTCTTTTGCTCTATCAGCGTATGCCTTTCTCTGTTTGTTGTTGTAAGATTGTTCTGCACTAACCATCTTATCAAGAGCCTTCTGAAAAGCAACAGCACGTTCATTATACATCTGCTGCTGGTATCGTAACTCATCCTGTAATGACTTCTTTCGCTTAATAAGTGCATCTTGGTCTGCCTTGGTGAGATTTTGTGTTGTATCTCGCAACATACTTTCAATAGAACCAATTTCTTGCTTTAACTCAGCAATATTCATACCGCTAGCACCCTTTGCCGATTCCTGTAATCTCTGAAATGCAAGTGCCGCTTGCATAATACCACTAGTGCCAGAACCATTCATCTTAGATAGCTGTGCTACCATATTTTGAATGTTCTGTGCTGCTGACGTAATGTTATTGTTCATGTTACCTGCACTCGCACCTACGTTTGAGATACCACTGCTTGCATTTGAAGCAGATGCGTTGATTGTTGCGAGTTTTGCTATAACTTGGTCTAAAGAATCAAGGAACGGCTTAGTACCAACAGACATATCCTTGAAAGATTGTGTTACACTAGACGCGGTATTTTTAGCCGTATCTTGTATGTCTTTCAATTTTTTGTCTGCTTGTTCTATAGCATCTAACGCACTTTTAGGAATGGTTAGAGCTGCTCCTAATGCTGAATCTGCCATAATTCAAAAGTTTAAGAGTTTATAAAATAGGTATTCCAAGGTCATTGAGATTTCGTAAATCCTCTGCACCATTGATTACCTTTACATTCTTTAATTTGTCGTTCTCCTGATTTTTGTCTTTGTCTGACGAAATATACTCTATATGAGTAAAATCCATAGACGCAAGGCGAATCTGAGGAACGGTCATTCTCCACTTATATTCTTCTTGCGAGCACCATGTGTTGGCACGTAAGAAATCTATCATTTGTCCGTATTCTGTTCGTGACGGGATAATTCGGCTGCTTGTCTCTTCCTCATCAGAGCTTGATTGCGGACGGTCTGAATCACATTGGTACTCGCGAAGAAAAAATCCACATCTAGCAAATTGAGAATTTCAACGAGTAATGTTGCCCAATCCTTGATGTCATAGTCTCCCCAAAGCAACTGGTCGTAAACTTGTTGGTATTCCTCAGAATCAATGCGTTTCTTGTCATTTAGCAAGGATAGTGTGATTACTCTTGCCACAGATGGAATGTTGATAGCAAACTCCTTGATAACGTCACCCATTGATAAGTTTTCGCCCTTGACAATCTTGCAAGCCTCCTCTGCTATCATCCATTGAGTGCCTGGCTTCAATGCTCTTATCTCCCACTCTGTACCTTGCAATTTTACGATTGTAGGAGAATCGTTCATAATTTGCGCCAGACGTTCCATTGCTGCGTCAGATAGAGGAGAACTAGGTAACACCTTATTCTCGTCTTCTACAGCTTGTTTCTTAGCCTTATTCGGGTCTTTTTGTGCTCTATATACTTTTCCCATATATATGAATTACTTTCTAATCATACTTACTGTTCCATTATACTTCTTGGATAGGTTTTGTAGCTTTTGAAACGACATTGAAATAACTCTGTAAGATTGTTTCAGATTACCACCGCCATCTTCCAATATCTTAGCGTATGGCATAGTCGCAACGACAGCCAAATCAATTACTCCACTAGGGGAATAATCGTTTTTGAGATATTCGTTTATCGCCTCACGACCTTTAATTTCTTCTCCATACCAATTCTTGCCTTTGGATGCTTTTGGCGAGGATGATAAGTAACCTATCTTTTCAAGCTTGCCTTCGACATAAATGCCATATCCGTAAGAATCATATAGGTTGTATGTTCGATGTGTGTACGTAATCTCTTGAATACATTCTCTTAACACATTCTTTGCATCCTTGTCTAATTCCTTCGTAATAAGCTTTAATGCTTTTTTGTATAATGTTTCAGCCATAAATGATAAAACTTAAAAAGGAGCGGACAGCATTAAAGCCGCCGCCCCTTGTATATAGTCGAGAATTGTTGAAGAACCGAAATTACTCAGTTGCCGTTGGCAATGAATAGTTGTGGTCAACATAGAATGGTGTGCGAACAGTCTTAGCACCAACGGTAAGCGCAATATCCTTGGCAGTACCAGCCAATGCAATACGAGCCAAGTTTGAATTGAGAGACTCAATAGTCAACTTAGAATTGAGCTGAACCTTTGGAAGAACGTAAGCCTCCATTGTAGTTCCATTAGGTTGAACCTGTACAACATCAATCTTTGCATACTTTGCTTTGTAAATCGAAGGTGCAAGAGTCTTCTTTCCTGTTGCATCGTCTGTAAAGTCACACAATGCAGCCAAAAGTTCCTTCTGCGTATCTCCAATCTCTGCTGCAAACTGCCACTTACCAAGCTTAACAATGGAAATGATAGGAGAGTCAGAAGTCTCACACTCAATATCGGTGGTATCGTTATCATCTTGTGAAATAGATGTCGTGTCCTCAATAACATCCTCAAGAATGTAAGAATCACCCTTTGGAGCAGATTCGTCAGTCTCTGTGCCATCGAACAATGTGGCAACAATATAATCTGGCTTGATGAACTTGACAGCTCCCGCACCAGTATTTATAACCTTTTTCGCCATAATATAATGAGTTTTAAATGTTACATTTAATAGATTTTATATATTTATCTTGCGATAACTAAAACAGAAATCATCTGAAAATGGAACTGGCGGTTTGAGTCATATCCGCTATCACGGTATAATGTACTGATTGTATAGTTTGCGTCTCTTGATTCATCAATGATTTTGTCAAGAACACCTTCCATCTTGTCAAGTAACTTTACATTCTTTCTAAGTGGAGTTCCCTTTGGTCTTGCATAGAGATAAATGTTAGCATAGCCAGAGGAGTAACCGCCATAATCTCTTTGCTGACCTACGTCCACATTGACAAAATCATCCCAGTTCTTACTAGTTGTAGGTGGTAATTCTCCAACAAATATGTTGTCTGAGATTTTTCCCTTAGTAAGAAGCATCGAAAAGAAATTCTCAATTCGAGACAATCTGCGATTAATCCTCTGTGCCATACCTTGTTATCCTAAATACATTTTACCTTATGATGAAAAAACTAAATATCAGTACCCTTGATGTAAGCTACACATCCGTGCATTTGTGTCGGATAAACGCCAATAACCATTCCGTCAACGTCCATTCCGTACATTTTTCCACGGAAACGAATGCCTGCATTCAAACCTTCAGGAATATATTCTTCATCTTTTCCGTCTTCTCCTTCTTTCGTTGGCATCGGAAAATAGATTGTATATCCTAGCGTAACAACACCCGAATTAAAGAGTTTGTTGGTTTCCTGAATATCGCAATCAGTTTCAAAAATGATAGTTTCTACATTTTCTGTTTCGTCTGAGCTAGTATCAGTATCACCTAACATATCCCCATCGCTTCCGATAAGGTCTCCATCTTCTTTCGGTTTTTGTTCCGAGCGGTAGAACACGCCATGATAGGCATATTCATCCAAAGAATTTCTGTCAGTGTACATAGCTTACCAATCTGTTTCTTCAATCCATTTAACCTCTCCATCGGTTTCATTGAGAGCATCAAGTTTATCATCCTCTCCATACTTCTTGTAAAGTCTTTTGAGTTCTGATTTGATACTCAGCAATGCAGCCGATGTAATGGTCTGAGCACCTACCGTAAGAGTATATGCGCCATGTTGATTTGTGGTCGATGCTGTCTGATAGACACCGAATACAATCTTTTCCAAGAGTGCAATCTTACATCTGTCTTTCTGTTCTTCTGTCAAGTCCAAATAAGACTCAACATCAGAAACGCCGCAATCAAAAGCGACATTGTTTAATGCCGACTTGTCAAAGACAAAGTTAGTCATGCCGCTCAGATAGTCCAATATGTCAAACTTCGATGCTGCCATTGAGAGATAAATGAATTAAATGTTATCGTATATTGTGAGTATTTAACCATTAAGATACTGCACCGTCACCAGCTACCTCGGTGTGGATAATCTCGTGGTTAGTGAATGAGATGAGAGCTGGAATAGCAGACATCATCACGTCTGTGTGCCACTCCTTCAATCGACCATTGTCGGTTGTGGTGTTCATTGCTGTAACAAGACCGTTGAGCATGGTTGCGAAAGTGGTATCAATAGTACTTGCACCATAGCCGCTACCGAATACGTCACGTTCCAATACATCAGTGTACTTGAACTCTACTGCATCACCAGCAGGGCGAAGAACAACGCGATTATCTGCCCAACCCTTGACAAATGTGTCGGTTGTGCGTGTCTTGTTGCGCTCCTTCTCAACGACAATCTCAATAGGAGAAATACCTTGAATGTCTGTAAATGACTTCAAGAATTGCTCGTTAGTGATAGGCATACCCTCAACGTATGCAATATAGTTAGCCTTACACCAAGCAACATACAAGTCGCGTACTTCTTGGTTCTGAAGGAATACATCATTGTACATCTTCTTTGTCATCTTCCAAGTAAGAGCACCATCGTAGCCTCCTCGCTTATCACGATAAGCATCTTCTAACTTACGCATCTGTGTGAGAATTTTACAATCTGCGGCAGTCCAAGCCTTTGCACCAGCCTTCTGAAAATTATCCTTTGGAAGACGAGCATCATAGAGCTTGCTGTAGATACCAGCACCGAGACCAGTGTAATCAATCTTACCAGTTGTTTCCAACTGCGCGGTTGTGTTATTCAATGTAGCCTTTGCTGACTTCAATCCAACTGCGAGATAGTCTCGTACCCATCGAGCGATTATGCGGTCTGTGTTACCAAACTGAGCAAACTGCTTCTGCTTATAGATACGCTGTGCAGCGGTCTCTACAAAGCCACGACCGATAAAGTCAGGAATAGATGCAGCGTACTCTGCCTCACCCTCGGCATCCATCTGATGTGAATCACCGAGAGGCGCACGCATATCCATGACTGGTGCAGCTTCCAACTTATGTGAAGTCATTCGGAAAGTAGCAGAACCATCATCCGCTGTTGGAGTAGGTGCGTCAGCAATATGTCCCTGTGTCATTGCCCAACCTTCATCCATGTTAAGGAGGTCTGAGTTGTCAACGAGAGACTGAAACAGTTCACTACCGCCATCTTTTGAACGGAAGAGTGCAGCCCAATCCGAGTTGTTAATGTCAAATCTTTGCATATCCTAAATACAATTAATTACAAAAAAAATAAGTTCGTTATCATTTACTTGGTCTGATTAATTAAACCAGAACCAAGTCTTTACACGGCTCTTGTTGAGAGCGAGAACTGCTGGTGGCAAATTGCCGATAGCTACAAGGTCGATAACAGTATCTTCTTGTGCCAACGCTGGAGTAAGCATATACTCCAAATCGTCAACCCCTTCCATGTTCGCGTCATACAAGAAATCCATATCCTTGTCTGCGTAAGCATTAGGATTAGTAACCATAGGAAGCGTTTTTGCACCTGCTTTTGCTGCTTCTACGAGAATGTCACCAGCTTTCTGTGCTGTACCAAGTGTCTCTGATACTGTAACGAGCCAAATATCGTTTGAACCGTCGGTAGTTTTCTCCACATTGGTGATAGTGACACCCTTTGCTTGTGTGGCAAAATCTTTCTGTCCTACCATGATAGTATCGCCAGCATACGGTATGTGGTGATAGCCGTCACGAACCAATTTGTAGGTTACGTCTGTCTCAGTAGCATCCTTCGCCAGCTCATAGAACTTCAAAATCTTTACTTCTGCACCAGTAGTGTTGTTAATGTTAGGTGTGTACTCAATGAGGTCACCTGCATAAATCTTCGCTCTACCCTTGAATGGGTTCTTCAAGATGCCACCCGTAGTAGGATAACAGAGCGCATCCTTGCTGCCCTTAACGAGCTTTACGAAGACATTCTTATGACCTCCAATAGAGCCATGTGCCTGAATGAGTGTGCGACCAGTGAATACCGCGCCACCATTGGCTTGTCTTGTGAAAAAGTTATCCAACATAATCTTTTTACCTTAAAGAGTTAATAATTAATGTTATCCGAATTTACTTGCCAGCAGGATTTGATGTACCGAGGATTTTGTTTACGCCTGCCCATCGTTCAGCACCGATAGGTTTATCTCCATTACCGCCACTTGGATTGCCTGGAGTACCCCCACCATTTGTATGGGAAATATTGTAAAACTCTTCCGCATCGGTAAATTCCTGCTCGATGTCCGAGTCCTTAGTGAGGTTCAACTTGTTCATGTACTTGTCAATCCACTTACTATCGTTGATACCTTTCTCCTTGAACTTGGCGAGAAGTTCACTACGTTTTTGTGATACGAGCTTAGATGCTTCGTACTCTGCATCCTTCTTCTCTAGAGCTTCCAAGCGTTCCAAAAGCTTCTTTTCAACAGCCGAAGGCTCTTTGCCATCGTCATTTGGGTTTGGCTTGGTGTCGGGATGCTCATCGTTCCATTTCTTGATGAAGTCGGCATTGTCCTTCTCGTAGTTGCCGTTAAGGGAAACATACTGCGGCAAAATCTTCTTCACCAAATCATCTAACTCTGTATCTTCACCAACTAAGAGGTCAAAGTGGGAATCACTCAAACTCTTGATTGTCTTTTCACTGATGGAAAGGTGTTTTCCGTTTGCAGTGAGCTTTGCTTTTAGGGTGTCTAAAAGTTGTTGTTTTGTAAACTTCATATTACTAATTTTTAAAATTCTGCTGCAAAGATAATTAAATAATGTGTTGATTTATTTGTTTTTAGAAACTCTATTTGTTACGTAACCAATATAGAATTATTTTCACGCTATTATATATTATAAATTAGGTATCTTTGCAGCATGAACACGAATAAAGATATAGAAATCAGTCCACAAGAGGGATTCCAAATGTCCTTTGCAAGTAGCAACGTTGATGTTGTTTTTGGTGGCGGAAATCTCGGAGGAGGCAAATCGTATGGTCTTGTACTTGCGATGGCAGAGCCGTTAATGACCGACCCAGATTTTCGTGCAATGATTTCACGCCGTTCACTTGGTAATCAAAAAGCAGGTGGAGGATTCGTAGAAAAGTTTAAACAGATATTCGGAGCTGATTATGTGAAAATCAGAGAGAGCGAGAATCCGCGCGTTACATTTCCGAATGGAACGTTTGTCGATTTGACATATCTTGACGATTCCAATATGGATAAGTTGAGAGAGCGCGCGAAAGGATGGGAGTACGATTTGATTGCGATTGACGAGTTGACGGAGATGACTTGGGAAGTTTTCTCATACGTTATGACTCGAAACAGAGGTCAGAGCAAGACGTTTACAGGTAAGTTCTTTGCAACACTTAACCCGAAGCGTAGCCACTGGACGAGAATATTTCTTGATTGGTATATTGGACCAGATGGTTTTATTATCCCAGAGCGTGATGGTGTAGTCAGATACTTCTATTGCGGCGCAGATTCGACTGTTAAGGATGTTGTTTGGGGGATGTCTAAGCGAGAAGTCTATGAGAAATGTAAAATAGATATAGACAGAAAGCTTAAAACAATTGGCGGCAACTTTGGATATGAAGTAATGATTAAGAGTTTTGTTTTCTATCAAGGTAAACTTGGTTCAAACAAGAAGATGCTTGAAAACAACCCTGGCTATTTAGGTTCTGTAGCTGCATCTGGCGGTAAAATGGCACAAGCTCTTATGGAGGGTAACTTCAATGTTGACCCAGAAGAAGAAGAGGATATTCCGATTCCTAGCCAAGCGGCACGAGATTGCTTCGTAAAAGACCCTGCTGTGAATGGTGATAAATGGATAACAATCGACTTGGCAGATTACGGAAAGGATAATACTCTGATGTTGTCGTGGAACGGATTCCATATCGTCAATTACGAAATCGTAATGCATTCGACACCGCGAATCAATGCTGAAAGAGCTAGACTGTTTGCGGCTAACGAGGGAGTAGCAGAAAGTCATATTATCTATGATGCTACGGCAGGTAGGTATTTCAACGACTATATACCAGATGCTATCCCTTACATATCAGCAGCAAAGGCAATGGGAATTTATTACTTGTCTGCTATGACAATAAAAGACCTATGTTACTTGCGGCTGAGCTACATGATTAAGCGAGGGCAGCTTACTTTCTCTGATAAGGTTGCAAATGCGGTTTATACGCATCAAAACCTCAAATACAGAGTTTCCATACAGAATGAGTTCATGGAAGAATGCGCGGTAGTTCGCTTTGATAAGATGCAGAGTGGAAAGAAGAAGTTGCAGAGCAAGAAGGAAATGAACAGAAATCTCGGAAAAGACCGTTCTATGGATGTGGTTGACCCTTGCGCAATGAGAATGTATCCATGTTTGAATATGGAGTATGGTAGCGAACTACAGGAAGGGTTCAAACTCGCAGCACAGGAAGTTGAAGAGAAAAATCCTAATGCACAGAGCATTTATGATGATACGTTGTACTATTAATTTTAGAATATATGCTGAAAAAAGAAAATATAAAAATGATTCTTGAATCCGTGCGGATTGACTGGGATAAATGCGATGAGAAAGACATTGCGTTCGCTATCCTCTGTGACGCATTGGAAGATAAGACTTTAGCATATCGTCTTGCTTATCGTAAGAGCGAAAAGGATGCAGCGAAATTCTATGAAACTCCACGATTCAAGAAACTGCTAGATGTTCTAGAACCTTTCGGTATCGGCAATGTTAATAACAACGCTATCACCAAGGAAGAGAACAAAAACGAGCTTCTTAAAATGCTCGACAAGATAGACCAAGCTCTTAGTGATGGAAATCTTGAACCGAAGGACGCATTGAAGATGCAGACTGATATTCGCGTTAAGCTGAATGATAAATTTGAGATGGAAGAGTCACAGAAGCAGAAACGAATCATCGTAGTACCAAGCAAACATGATATTGTTTGTCCTACTACCAACAGAGAATGCAACTATTGGGCTTCAAGAAAGGCTTGTTGCAGACATTACGGTTTGATTGACCCGCAAGAGAATCGCGAAGCGAAAAATAACAACGATGTTGAACCATCATTAAATGACAATAGCGATGAGTAGAAAGAGACAAGATATAATTAATGATTTTTTGGAGAATCCACAAAAGCTACTTCTGAAAAAGCCGTTTTTGAGAGGTTCGCGCTCTATTACCATCAATGATTCTTCTGATGGTTCAGATATTAAGACAAACTTCCGTAAAGAGGCACAGCTTCCGAATATCAGCAAGATAGTTGTTAGCCAAGAGCGTTTTGCGAAGGAATTAGACCCTTATTCTCATAGGGTATTGTTTGATACGAACTTACCTTCTATATGCTGCAAGCTTGATGATGGCAGTTATTGCGAGATTGAGTTTAAGAAGTTTGGCATTCCTATGCAACAGCGTATTGTTGACAAGAAAGCTCTCTGTTTAGGTGGTAATAAACGTAACCATATCTTGCATGACAGCAATCCGACTGATAAGCTCAAAAAGAACTTTGCCGATTTCAAGTGGCATTGGAAAGAGACAAATCAGGATGGTATCGAAATGCAAGCTATACGTATTCAGCAGAGTTATGGTGATGTTGGCTTACTCGTTTACATGAATGAGGATAACGAAGTAAAAAGTAGGCTATTCTCGTATGAAGATGGCTATCAGATTATTACCCATAAAGACGATAACGGAGAACCGCTTCTTGATTGCGTGTATTATCGTACAGAGGACAATGTAAGACACATTGATGCATACGACAAAACATTTCATTATCATTTTACAGATGTATTCGTTCAGGACGTTGACACAAACGAAGTACTGAAAGGATGGTGCTTGGAAAGCAAGGAAGAACACGGATTCTCGGAGAGTCCACTTGTCACAAAGCGTGGTGATGTTGCTTGGAATAACGGTCAAGACCTTATCGAGCTATTCGAGATTATCTATAATCTGTTTGCGGTCATCCAAAAACGTCACGGATGGGGAATCCTTTATATCAAGGGTAAGCTCAATGAAACCGCAAAGAAGATTGCTGGTTCTATCATCTTGAATGACACAAGCATTGAAGGAAATGGTAGTGCTGAGTTCAAGACTCCACCTTCTCCACAGAACATGATTGAGTTCATGCAGTCAATTCTCGACCAGTTGCAGATTGCTACAGGATGTACATTTATCTTGCCGAAGGATATTAAGTCTAGTGGCGATATAAGCGGTTTGGCAATTCAAATGACACGCTCTTTGGATATTGAGGAGGCTAACAATGCAGCTATTGAGTGGCAGAATTTCGTCAGCAAGCATTCAAGACTGTTCAAGGAAGGATTGGCAAAGCAGTTGGTTGCAAGCGGCGAGAATCCTACAGCTATCACTGAGTTTAAGCAGATGAGAATCAGCACATCATTTAAGCCTTGGCAGCCATTCGATGAAAGTGCATGGAATCAGATGCTTTGTACATTGAGCGGTGCAGGTTTGATTTCTACTAAGACTGGTGTTGAAAAGAATACTATTTCTGCACCTGACGAGGAAGTAAGATTGCAGACTCAGCAAGAAGAGGCAGATGAACGTGCCGAAAAACAAGCTGAGATTACCGCAAGGACAAAGAATACAGACAACAATAAAGAATAAACATGAAGGCAGAATCATTATACATACAGAAGTTGACTTACGATGAGAACACTGGTAATGAGATTATCGGTTTGTTCCCATCGGAAGCTAACCCTGCTATTGTATCATCATATACATACGATGCAAAGCGTATGGGTGGTGCTCCTACCCTTACTGCTACAATATATTCTTCTGAGCCTTTGCAATGGAAGAAGGAAGAGTTCGTGGAGTACAATGGCGATAGATTCTTTGCGTCCTATACACCAAACTCTACAAAGGATAATTCGTCTAGAATGTGGAAGAGTGAAATCACTTTCACATCTAGAAGAGAATTACTTGATAACACTCTGTTCTTTGATGTTGTCGTTGATGATGTTGATACACAGAACAAAGATAGATACCGCTCAAATCAGACAAAGTTCACGTTTGGTGGAACTATCTATGAGTTTGTTGCTCGCATCAATAGCTCAATGGCATATTGCGGATTGTATCGCCCTACAGATGAACACAAGGGATATTACGTTGTTATTGATGAAGGATATGGAACAGATGAAGTTAAGGAAGTATCATTTGAAGACCAATATTTGACTGATGTTTTACAACTTATCAACACAACTTTTGAGCTTGATTACTACTGGGATGGCAGCGTTTGTCATGTCGGCAAGGTACAGCACGACTTAACCGATACACCTATAAAATATGGTAGTAGTGATGCCCTTATATCCGTATCAAAGGAGAATGCGAACTATAAGATAGTTGATATGATAACAGGTTACGGTTCATCTGATAACCTGCCATATTATTATCCTAATGATGATGAGTTTGGCGAGGCAGTGTTCAATACAGAGAATATCAGCAAGGATAAAGTTAGTGTAGAATTATCAAAGTTTCTTAAAGATTCAAGATATAATGATACCCTTGTACTTTATAAAAGCAAGGAAGGAAAAAGTTACAATGGAAGTGTAGATGTAAGCTCGCATACATTCGATAGATTTACCACCCCATCTAACTTAACACAAGCTGATAATCAGTCTAATCCAACGGTTACTTGTCGATTTTCGTTTAGTATTCTAATCAGCGCGATAAAAGGGCAGACGATAGATTTGACGAGTTTAGGGTTTGACTTTGAGCTTAATAGCTCTGTTTCTAGAAAAGATTTTATAACGAATGTCGGAAATGCCGTCAAGAGCATATACTTATTCAAGGGAAAAGAATTATATAAGACTATCTCTAAAAGAATGAGTATTGGTAGTACTAGCACGTACACATTTGAAGAGGGTGGAGATTTTGTATTATCTATAGAAGTCGAGTTTTCTTACAAGTGCAAGGTGTACAAAAATAGTGCTGGCATTAATGACTTTTATGGCGCAGATAGTTGGAATGCTGCTTTTAGTGGAAGTATTGAGTTCTTATACGAGTCAAAATCGGAATATGAATGGAAGAATGGAGATAAGTACATTCCTTACAGTGATGCTGGTATTAATGTAAGTGGAATCAGCGATGCAAATTGCATTGAATACGACTATCAATTTGTAAAAGATGGTGATAGATACGGATTCAACAAGATTTATATCGGAACTGAGGATAATGCAGTGAGGGTAATGGTTACTGATAGAGTCTGGATTGCACCATCATCGGTACTTATGCCTTCTATATATCGCAACACGAAAGGCGCAGAGCGTTTCTATTACGCTTTGAATAACACCCACAAGTTGCCAAGCGGTAGTGGATATTACGAGTTTGTAAACTTGTACAAGAAAGGAAATCCTCACCAAGGAACGGTTACTTTTGATGATATAAAACCAACTATCAATGGAATTGTAAATGCAGAAGGACAGTTGTTTGGAGAGATTGCAGATGTTGCTTTCGATAAAGAAGATAGCGATGTAAAGGATAGCGATGGAAATTATATTCATAGTTATTTCTATATAAAGTTGCATAAGTTCAATGGTGATTTTGGATTTGACTTATTTGCTCATGCTTTGGCTAGTGAATCAGCAAAGATAAATCTCATCAAGAGTAACGGATGCCCTGCCTGCTCATTTGTGATTTACAATAAGCCGAGTGCTGACAATTCAAAGTATTACAACTGTGTAAGTGTTGATGAAAATGGAAACTTAAAACAAGTTCGCACAGATAAGAATGACTACATATTTGCTAACGCTAGCGATGCTTACGAAGATAATCTAAACCAAGATTCAACTCAGAAAGAGTTATGGATTGCGGTTCAGAAAGACACATCAACATTAGGTATCGTAATGCCAAACGCGAGTGCTGGCTTTAAACCGCAAAAGGGAGATTTGTTTGTCATCACAGGCATCAAACCACCAAAGGTTCTTGTAACGGCAGCAGAAAAAAGACTAGATGATGCTCTTGTCAAGCACATGAGCGAAAACAATACAGACCAATTTAACTACTCTGTTAAGTTTTCTCGCATATTCTTGCAAGAGAATCCTGACTTTGCAAGCAAGCTAAACGAGAATGCAAAACTGTCAATTCAGATACAAGGTGATTATGATAACGATGGAAATCTTATTAGTCACAAAGTTTTCGTCAGCAACTATTCAGTAAAGGTTGATAACGATGAGCTGGCAGAAGTTGAAATTGAGCTTGTAAATTCGTTGGAAGTTACAAAGAGTGATACAAAGCAGATTATTGATGCAGTAAAAGGAGAAACTGTTAAATCTCTATCTAGTATTGTTGGTAGTAGTAATGCTAATAGCTTTAATGCTAGTATAGCAGATAAGATGTATCTCTCTAAATTAAACGACGACATCGCCAAGGGCACAATCACTTGGGAGAAGGTACAGAAGCTTTTAAGTGGATTGCTTGTCGGTAACTCCAACAATGAGAACGGAGGCTCGTGGACTACCGATGCAGAAGGTCGTTCGCATCTCATCACAGATTATCTTGAGGTGAGAATGAAGGCTATCTTCGAGGAGCTGGTCATCAAGAAAACCTCCACCATCGGTGGCAAGGAGATTATCTCTCCTGCTGGTGGCGTGGTGGCTCACAAGGTAGAAGAGGTTACTGTGACATATAATGATGTGTCACAGAAGGCTTATCGTTGCTATTTCTTAGCAGAGCAGGAAGGTGATGCCGTAGATAATGATTTCTCCGTTAACGACCAAGTGCGCTCGGAATCATTCAATGTTCGCAAGGGCACTTACCATAAGGTGGGTAATCACTTCTATTGGAGATTGATTATCGGTCGTGATGAAGAACCTGTGGAGCTGGAAGGCAAGAAGTATCACTACATCGACCTCTCAGATACCGATTGTGCCACGGCAAGCGATGTCCCTGCTAAAGGTGATGTGCTCAATCAGTGCGGTAATAGAACCGATGTAGAACGTCAGAACTGCCTTATCTTCTCGGCGGTAGATACCTATTCGCCATCAATCGGATTGTATCACGGCATCAATAGCTACTCCTTTGCAAACAAGGAATACGTAGAGTATGGCGTAAACAAGCAGACCAACAAGGCGTTCTTCAATGTTTACGGCGATATGTATGTAGGTGACCGACCTACTAAGGAGAATGGCTATGAGGGTAGCAGCTACATCAAGTATGACAGCGCAGCCAAGCAGGTATCTATTAAGGGTAAGCTTTCGGCGAAATCTACCGTGGATGGCAAGGAATTGTCTCAGTATATCAGGGAGAACTCAGCAGGAGGCTTAACCGAGGAGCAGGTGAACAATCTCATCAAGAACTCGCAGGTGATAGCCGACTTGCAGAATCAGGTGGATGGGGCTATTGAGACTTGGTTTTATGAGGGAGTTCCAACACTGACTAATGCCCCTGCAAGCAGTTGGACTAGCGATAAGGATAAAGATACCCATCTTGGCGACCTTTACTACGACAATAAGACGGGCAAGGCATACCGCTTTGCCAAGGATGGAAACACCTATAAGTGGACTATCATTACAGATACCGACATCGCCAAAGCCCTTTCCGATGCAAGCAATGCACAGGAGACCGCAGATGGCAAGATGAAGGTGTTCAGCACACAGCCTATTCCACCTTATCAGTTGGGCGACATCTGGGTCAATGCTACATATCCTTCTGACGGCAGTACCTACAAGAATGAGGTATTGCGCTGTCAGACCAAAAAAGCGGCAGGTTCTCAGTTCGTCATCGGTGATTGGATTAAAGCATCTAAATACACCGATGATACCGTTGCCAACGCAGCCAAGGCAGCGGCGGAGAAGGCTCAGAAGGCGGCAGAGACAGCACAGACAAACATTACGAACCTCGGCAAGACCGTCACCACCAATAAGAAGGCATTCGATAACTACGTCAAGGATGGCTACCTGGAGCCTTCCGAGATTGCGGCTATGGCGCAGGACTCAAAGCGACTCGAAGATGATTTTGCGGCAGCGCAGAAGTCATATAATGAGGTGAAGGATGCAGAGGTACTGAAGGGCACCAAGGAACTCACTGACCTCACTTCCGCTTTCACTGTCCTCTCTACTGCCAAGAAAGAACTCATCGAGTATCTTTCAGATATTTCTGCGAGATATAATGCGGCTGATACTAAAGGTAAGGCTACCATCGTATCTGCTGTCGGAACGAAGTTTACCAACTTCCAAAGCGCATATTCTGCCTTCTATGACAAGTTGGGTTTGGCAAACGCATATATCACTAGCAAGATATATGGCGACCTCGGTGTAGTTATCGGTGACGTAACCAGCCTTGCTTACTTAAAGAAGGCTCTGATGGATGCTCCCGATACTGAGATTAACGGAGGTCTGGTTCTTGCATCACTCATCGGTTTGCGAGACACGGATGGCAATACTACGGCAGGTATCAATGGTATAACAGAGAAGTCTGCAAAGGGAGGCGGCATCGCTGCTTGGTTCGGTGGCGAAATGGTCGATAAGGACTACAACGGCGGCTCTAAGACTCCTGCCAACACCATCTTCCGCTTCGATGGTTCTGGCTACGTGGCAGGTGGTGCAATCTGGTGGGGAACTGATGGTAGGGTTCACGCTGACCCTACGTCATTTATCATCAGCGAGAAAAACTTGGGTGCATACCTCACATTCTTCGAGCCGACTTGGAAGGCAGGAAGTGCAGGAACGAGCGTTGCCGACCTTGTGTCTTTGAAGCCAAACGCTCCATTCACCAAATTGGGTGTTTCGGGCGATGCTACATTCGAGGGCGCAATCTCCTTTCACGGCATTAAGCTCACATATGATGCTACCAACAAGGCTATCAAGATTGATGGTAATCTCTATGCCACAGGCGGTATCACAGCATACGGAGCAGCAAGTAGTGGCGCAGGCGGTGGCGGCTTGAATGCAAGCGTAATCAGCTATGCGAGAATCATAGAGGGAAGCTATACGGATGCAGACTTGACTAGTATCCCGAACGCCTATGCTATCAAGGCTCTCAGCAGTCGAATTGACAACATAGCCACAGAACTTGGCGGTCTGAATCTCTCTTGGAATAACATTACGGGTAAACCATCAACGTTCGCACCTAGTGCTCATAAACATAAATGGGTAGATATTACAGATAGAATCACGAAGGTAAGCCAGCTTACCAACGATGCTGGGTATCTGACTGCTCATCAGTCTCTTGCAAGCTATTATACCAAAGCGGAGATTGATGCAAAGGGCTATACCGCAAACAAGGGTACTGTTACATCTGTAGCACTTACTCTTCCTACTGGTTTGACTTGTGCAACAAAGACCATCACAACAAGCGGCACGTTTGCCATTAGTCTTGCCTCTGGGTACTCCATTCCAACAACGACAAAGCAGACGGCTTGGGATGGTGCGGTATCAGCAAAGCATACTCATAGCAATAAGTCTGTGTTGGACGGCATTTCATCCGTAAAAGTAACTCATTGGGATAGTGCCTATGACTGGTACGCCCTTATGACTACTGACGAGGAGACTGCGGACGGCATTATCAATAAGTGGAACGAGGTGGTGAGCTTCCTCGCCAATATTGCGCAGACTGACACTCTTAGCGGTATTGTTGACGGAATTAATAAGTCTATATCTGACGAGGTAACAAGAGCGAAAAAGGCAGAAGGGCTAAATGCTTCGGGCATATCCACCAATAAGGCGAATATCACCACCTTGCAGGGCTACTTCACTAATGACTCTGCGAAGAAGGCACTCCAGCTCACGAATGCTCGCAAGCTTTGGGGAAATTCATTCAATGGTACTTCTGATATCAATGGAAGCATCATCGTGCCTGACGGAAAGTATATCTCCATCGGCAACATAAAGATGGAGTATGATGCAACCAATAAGGCGTTGAAGATTACGAACACTACGACTAACGAGGTGGCAAACCTCTATACTAGTGGCGGTGTTTCTGCCTATGGTGTGGGAACATCATCATCCAGTGGCGGTGGTCTCAACGGCTCTGTAAAGGCTTATGCTGATGCTATCAGGCTTACTACGGAAAACCTTTCAGAGGTTGCTTCTGCATACTCAGTAGCAAAGCTCTATTCGGAGATTCAGAATGTGGCAAGTGCTGTTCCTAGTATCAGCGTGTCTGTGCCAACTGGCGGCAATGCCCTCACTGGTGCAACCTATGACGCAAGCACTGGTGTGATTACTTTCACGAAGGGTACGTTCCTCACGGCTCATCAGTCTCTCGATGGTTACGTGAATGCGATAGCAGTTAGCGGAAGTGGAAATGCCGTTACTGCCGTTACAAAGAGCGGCAAGACCATCACCTTCACGAAGGGTGCTACATATCTCACCTCGCATCAGAGTTTAAGTAATTATTACACCAAGAGTAGTGTAGATTCTCTTCTTAATGGTAAGTCTGCTACTACTCATACACATAGTGTAAAGATTAACGGTACTACTAAAACCATTGCGGCTAGTGGCGGAGATGCTGTAGATTTGGGAACTTATCTCACAACACATCAAAGTCTCGCAGCTTATGCAACTCAGAATTGGGTTAAAAATGAAGCTACTGCTCATAACGCAGATATGGTAGATAATTATCACGCTAGTGGTTTGTTTACTGGTTTCAGTATTTCTGATGTTGCAAACAAGGTTACTATTAGTATTGGTGGAACTTCTAAAGCTCTGAATTTAGTAAGAGCTTTTCCTAGTGGTGTTGGAAACAATTTTAACGATATTGCAACACACGGGAATAGTATGGGTATGTCTAATATTGCAGCACCTTATGCTAGTTCTACTGCTAACTATCAAACGTTGAACGCTTATGTTAATCCTAATGGACAAACTGGTTGGCATCATTATATTAATCTGTCTTATACTGATAGTAATAATACGGCAACTTCTCCTAATATGTGGCAAACTCAGTTTGCTATAAAAGCTGGCACTACTGAAGTTTATGTCCGTTCTAGAGATGGAGGCAAGATAAGCAATAGTGCTGCTTGGGCTGCTCCTTGGGTAAGACTTGCTAGAGTTACTGACAATGTAGCATCTGCATCAAAAGTTGCTAATGCTCTTTCTTGGAGCGGTTACAGTAGTGGTTCTTATAATGGTTCTGCTGCAAAGTCTATTAGTATTCCAAACAATACTAATCAGCTTACTAATGGAGCAGGGTTCATTACAGCTTCTGCTAGTATTAGCGGTAATGCTGCAAGTGCTACTAAGTTACAGATTTCTAGAACTATAAACGGAACATCGTTTAATGGTACTGCCAACATAGTAACTTCTTATTGGGGAACAACAAGAAAGCTTTGGGGCAATAGCGTGAATGGTAATGCTGATGTAAATGGCAGTATAACTATTGCTAATACTGATGGTGTTTATGTGCAAATTGGTGATGTCAGATTAGTTTATGATAAAGCTAATACTGCCATTAAAGTAGTTAAGTCTGATGGTACAACCGCAGCTAACTTCTATGCTACTGGTGGCATTACCGCCTATGGTGAAGGTAGTGGTTCGTCAGGTGGTGGTGGGTTGAATGGTAGTGTGAAGAGCTATGCAGATGCCTTGAAACTTACTAGCGAATCCCTGTCTGAGATAGCTTCTGCCTACTCTATCAAGGCTCTTGATAGTCGTATCTCCAGCTTGGAAGGTGGTAGTGCTACTGCCATCTCTGTCAGTGGCAGCGGTAATGCGGTTACGTCTGTTACCAAGAATGGCACTACTATCAGCGTAGTTAAAGGCAGCACGTTCCTCACCAGCCACCAAAGCCTTGATGGTTATGTAAATAATATTACCACAAGTGGCACTGGTAATGCTATTACAAGTGTTACAAAGAGTGGTAAAACTGTTACATTTACCAAAGGTGTAACGTTCCTGACTAGTCATCAAAGTCTTAGTGCTTATTTGAAGTCTGCGGATGCAGCTAACACTTACAGTAAGCTTGGACATACTCATTCTTATGCAGGAAGTACTTCTGCTGGAGGTGATGCTACAAGAGCTTTGAAACTAAAGGACTATAATGGCTCATATGATATATGTTGTGGATATAGTGGTGCTGGGTTATTATCAGACGAAATAAGCAATATGGCGGGAATAAAGCGCGTTGATAATATTGTATATTATAAAGATGTAAGCAAAGGTGAGTTACAGAAATGGCTAAATCTTGGTGCTAGAGCTTACGATAATACAAGTTATCTACCCCTTAGTGGCGGAACAATGTCAGCTAATGCGAGAATTGCTCACGATGGAGGTAATTTATATCTTGGTAATAGCGATAATAGCGGATGGGTATTAACGCAAGATATTGCTTCAAAAGATGGGTCTGATAAATGGAGTATATTATCATCCGGAGGAGCACGTTTTGGCGATATTTATTTGTTCCGCAGAAAAGATGGAACTATAGATACTGGAGTTATAGAAAGATATGCTGGTTCTCTATGTTTAAATTGGAACTCTGGTCAAAATGTGATTGTTTGCAATGGTGGTGGTACTTTTATTTGCAAAACTAATATTCTATCTAATGGCGGCATCACTGCCTACTCCTCCTCCGACATCCGCTTGAAGCAGGATTTGCGGAAGCTGGACTACTTAGGCATCATCAAGGCGATGGGCGGAACGTTCGGTTTTGCGTGGAAGAAGGACAATACAAGGTCTATCGGCTGGATTGCCCAACACGTCTTGTGCAACCCTCATTTAAAGGACATCGTGGAGACAGACGAAAATGGTTATTACAAGATTAACTACTGGTCTCCGAAGCTGATTGCAACGGCATTCGGTGCTATCGAGCAGGTGGGCGATGAGGTGAGTAGATTGAAGGCTCGTGTGGTCTTCCTCGAATCAGAGGTTCAGCGATTGAGTGGAAAGCAGGACAGCAGTGACAAGAAGAGATTAGATAACAAGAATATTAATTTATTAAATTAGATTAGAAAATGGAAAATTTAAAGATTAACAAGAAGAGTGAACAGACAACCGCCACTTATACCAAGGGCGGCTATCGAGTAGAAATTACTTACAACGTTGACAAGACGAGTGTCAGCATCGACAGCATCAACATGAGTATCTACGCAGATGCAAATGGTAACTATCTCGGCAACGCCAACGCAAGCTCTAACGGCAGCGAGCTGACCTACAACATCAGCGGCATCCCTCAGAGTAAGCTCAGTGAGGTGTCAGCATTGATAGCGGAGGTTGATTCCGCTATCGCTACCAATATGGCTAGCGAGGCAGCAGAGTAAGTATTAACGCAGGGTGGCTCTTATAGAGCTGCCTTGCCTAGTGTTTTAAGTTTTAAAGATTAAGCGTATGGCTCTATCTAATAACAAAATCACTGCTCCAGTGAGCGTGGATGATGTTGCGGATTGTCTCGGAATGACCCGCAGCAGTACCTTGGCAGACCTATGCACATCATCGAAAATTAACGTCTGGGCGAAGTACAAGCCTACTGTATTTCCATCACCCTTTCCCGATGATTGGTATAAGGCGAAGGATGGCAACTACGGCATCAATATTACGGTAGAAAACGGCAAGAGCAACTGGAAAGACCTTGTAGCGGAATATTCAAAGACTAATAATGGATATACCACCTTATATAACAAGCCAACTGGCGGTGCGTCTGCGCCATTCCGCTTGGGTGACTTCAGAGGGTATTTTCACAATGCGAATCCCGAGGTGAAGGACTATCTATCCACCAACGTGTTCATCCGTGAGAGTGATACCAATCAGATACTCACGGAACACAATATCGTATCGGTAGATGGCTTACAGATAAGCTATTTCGATTTCGCCGCATTCAAGGATAAGTACTTCGGCTACATCATCACCGATAAGAGCAAGTCCACCCTTATGTTCATCACCACCGCATCCAGCGTGGGCACATTCACCGTGCCGCTGCCCAAGAACGCCCTTCAGGTAGGCGATTACCTTGCCTTTCCGATGTTCTGCTCGTTCAACTACTCCAGCGACCACACCCTTCATCAGATGACTTGCTATGCCATCCCAAACCTCGCAGGAGGCAAGCGGCTCTCCATCATCAGCCAGTCACAAGCCGTGGCTGGAAACTTCGCACAGATTACGGCAGAGCAGAAGCTTGGTAGAATCATCGTAACGCTGAAGATGAAGAATAACGCCACTACAGTAAAAAATGTTGCTGTATATTGCGTATATCAGACCGACCCGTCCAAGGGACAGAGTATGGTCGTAGGAGAGTATATGAATACGGTAGGAACGATGAATGCAGGTGAAACCAAGACTGTCAGATTCACAAATCTTACAAGTGGAAAATCGTATAAGATATACGTGATAGCAAATGGCACTTGGGTTGTAAAGGGTCTTTTGCCATTTAGTAGTATTATGCCCGATATGTAGTAGATATAAAAAGAAGTGTAACTATATTAAAAATAAGAAAGAAATATGAGTGTAAATAACGGAAAAATCACCCCCCCCATATCCATCGATGATGTTAAGTCGGTGCTGGGAGAACCGAGTAATGATATTGCCACATTGTGCAAGTCCGCCAAGATAAATATGTGGGCAAAATACAAACCAACCTGTTACCCTTCACCTTTTCCCGATAATTGGTATAAGGCTAGGGACGGGAACTATGGAATTTCTGTTCCAAGCTATAACACTCTAGAGTCTTTGTACAATGCTTATTTTATAGATGGTGACGAAAATCACGATAACGGATATTCGTATGAGAGACCTTCGGGAGGAAGTGCAGAGCCTTATCGCTTGGGTGATTTTAGGGGATACAATAGTAGAGCTACTAGTCCAATTTTTGGTTTTCTTGCTACAGCAAGGGCAACAACCAATGGAGGTGTGTCGGGGTCTTGTGGATTCCGTCGGCCTTCCGTAGGTGAGGATGATAGAGTTAACCTCGAAGATATTGGTATAACGAAAGATTGTTATTTCGGCTTCGCTCTGTTCAAAAGTGGGAAACCTGTTTATTTTAGGACAGAATCAAACACTGTAAGCAATGGTAATTTTCAGGTGCAAATCGGTGGAAATGGTTCTAATTTAGCTACAGGAACTTACGTTGCCATTCCTTTTCTTTCCACGGCTAAGTATGACAACAGTAACAGACCTAATTTTGTAGCAGGAAGTTGGTATCCAATTCCTACAGCAGTACCAAACGAAGTGATAATAGAAACAACTCAGGATGCTTACTTGCGAGACTTGAAGTTAAGTTATCAGGCATTAACCCAAAAGGTTACATTGAAGAATTTTGGTTCTACGACATATAAAAGAATCTATATTGATATTAGGTTCTCTACAAGTACTCAAACGACTGCTTTCCAATTTGGCGAGTATAGGGCTGTAGCCAACAAAGATATTGCGCCTAATGAGATTATCACAGTTGATATAGGTAGCTATGCCTTACTGGAAGGGAAAAGTTATAAAGCCATGCTTTACGTAGCAAATACATTTGTTGACCAGATACTTTTGCTATCTAATTCGGAAATGCAAGGCTAAATGAGAAAATGAATTAAGTTTAAACATAAAAATAAAGAAACAATTATGAAGAAGATTAAGACAATCGAGGCTGTTGCAGCCTACAGAACATTGAAGGCATTGAAGACATCATCAATGAGCGATGATGCCGCTATGCGAGTTTGGAAGAATATGAAGGCACTCCGTTCAGTCGCCGACACCTACGACAAGGACGTGGAGGAAGCACAGGAGAGCTTGAAGGACGATAAGTTCGAGGAGATGCAGCGCAAGCTCCAGGAGTGCCAGCAGCTAGAGCAGAAGCACGCCGATGAGGGCTACGAATACACCAAGGACGATTCAGCCAAGTTTGCGGAGGTTAACCAGTACTTCTTTAACCAGAAGCAGAAGACCGAGAAGTACTTCTCAGACCTTGCCAATGCTGAGGTAGAGGTAGCCATCGAGGCAGTTGACGAGAAGGAGTTGTTCAAGGCAGCGAAAGATTGCGGCTTGAAGTTCGCCGATATGGAGAGCCTTGAGGTTGTGATAGGATAAACACTGATAAGTAGATATAGAAATAGCGTTAGAATTTGGCAAGAAAGCCGTTCTAACGCTATTTTTGTGACTTATTACTTTCAGATTGTTACTTTTTATAAAGTTTAACAATAAAATATTGCGCAAAACGAACGGAATTGTGCAATATTGTTTATTTTTGCAGAACTTTCCTTATTATTAAGAATAAGGAACTAAGAATAAATAATAACCCCAAAAACAAAAGGAGAAGAATTTATGACTAAAGAGGAAGAAGATGAAGTCCATCGGTTAGTTCAATCAGTCGGTGTTGTACAGTTGTCAAGAGTAATGTTTAAGGACATGGACGTTAGCGAAATGATAAACGTCATTATCCTTGCAGGTAGAGGCTACAGCGTAAAGCTACTCACTTGGTTTAAGTATTATTGTGAAGTGATGCCTCTGTTTATCATGCTTTTTCATATTGCATGCATGGTAACATTTGCGTCTCATGAAAAAGAAATGTGCGTATGGTTTAAGGAGAATTGGGTATCGGCAGCATTTATCTATTTTTCCGTTTACATCCATCCGCTTGTACTTATAATTGCGAGCAGATTCTTTTGGCTCTGCTACAGATGGCGTATTCCGATGATAATCTATCTATTTGGGATAAATGCTATTCATATCGTATACTGGAATGTTTTTACCACCAACGAAATGGTGGAAGCTAATGTTGTAATACTTGTAATGACCATTATATTTTATGTATATGGTTTTGCCGATAAGTATTTCTCAGGCAAGGGCTGTCAAAGTTTAATCTCTAGATTATAATGATATGGGAAAGTTATTTGGTTATCACACCTTGGGAGTGTTATTAAAATCGTTATCGGATTCTTGTTTTCGAGCAGACGAGCAAGAGAAGAGAGGGGAGAAGGTAACTGCTTGCGGAATGAGTAGCGATGAGATAGAAGACCTTTGTGAGAACTATCTGCCGTATGCTCTCAACCCAATGATGAGCACCGAGGAAGTCAAGGAGAAACTGCACGTTTCCGATGCTACACTCAATCGTATGGTTGTTAGGGGTGAAATCCCGAACGGCGAGTGTAAAAAGCGTGGGCACACGCGATATTGGAAGAAGTGGGATATTCTGCACTTCATTAAAAAGAAAAGAAAATAATAGTTGGACATGTAAGTATTCCTTACAAGTTGAGTAAGAGAGGTAAGTGATTGCCTCTCTTTTTTTGTTTCAGTTTGCGTGAGTGACTGTTGCAATTTTTGCAACTGTCACTCTGACTTCCCAGATTTCGTGGATTTAAAAATACATTATTTCGGAGAAATTATATACAATATTTCTTCAAAAATATATATTGTCTCAAAATGATACTACCTACTATCACTTTAAATCTCTGATAATCAGCCACTAAAAGAAAGTGTGATAGAGTTATATTTGCTCTCCCCTATTCTTCGTACCTTTGCATCCGTAATCGATTACATAGTGTTAGTTAATATTAAGGATAACTTAAAAAGATTGTATCATGGAAATGACAGATGCAAAAGTAGTAGAGAAGAAAATCTACGAAGAGGGAAAGAAGCACGATGATTATGCTTCTAAGGCAACAGGCAACGCTGGTCTTACCCTTGGTATCATCGGCACAGCACTCGGTGCTGGTGCTTGGTTGCTTGGCGGTAACAACCGCAGCGTGTTTGGTTCACTCGGTGGCGGAAATATGCCTGAGAACGTGAACATCAACGCCTATGGAGCTAACGCAAGCTCAAATCAGCCAACTGCCTTGCAGGTAATGGAGAAGGAATGCGATGATGAGGTGAAGTTGCTTACATACATGTTCACTATGAAGCTCGACACCGCTAACAAGTTCTACGCTATGCGCGATACAGACATCGCCGAGAAGTTCTCTCTGTACAAGGGTGCTAACGATGCTATCAACGTCGAGAACCGCCGTGCAATGCAGGCTGAGTTCGGTCTTTACAAGTCTCAGGTTGATGCTGACTTCGGTCTGTACAAGAATCAGAGAGACAATTACGATGCGTTGCAAGCAAAGTATAGCGACCTCGATAAGAAGGTAGCCGTTATGGAGGCTCTTACCCCTTACAAGGAGAAGCTGATGATGGCTTACGTTAACGAGAAGTGCTGCCGCAAGATTGATGGTCAGCTTGTGCTCCCATCTACACCAGTAGTTACTGGTTACGGCAGCTATGGCTGTAATTGCACTGCTCCTTCCACTCCCACTACAGGAGCGTAACAGAGCAGTAAGGAAGTCTGTAAAAAGGACTAAGAAGAAATGAGTTGGTGAGGGGTGTTTGCCCTCGTTGGTGAATGCCCTCTCACCTCTCTATAATATATCACCAACTTAAAGATATTGATTATGATGAATTTTGGAAACAGCCCATTATTGGATATGGGCACAAATCAGCAACAGCCGCCGATGATGGATGCCGAGCTACAGAAGATGTACGAAGCGATACAGCAGAAGCGAGCATCAATCAATATGCAAGCGCAGCAATCTTCCACCCCTTTATGGGATGAGATTGATAAGATTGAGGACAATCTTACAGGCGCACAACGTCAGTACTTGATGCAGAATCAGGAATACGTCAATAGCTTGCAATATGTGTCTAAGTTAGTGCAAGACGAGGAATTGCGCATCATACGTCCTCGTATTGAGAGCACTCAGCAAGGACAGGAGGCATTGAAGAAACATCTATCTTTGATGCAACGACTGAGAAAAGAAGTAGCGCAAGCCGAGGAACAAAAATCAGCTATGCTCAACGATTATATGACTAACCACAGCGACAAAACTTGGCAAGAATATCTCGTTTGGTACAACAAAACAAAGAAAGGAGAAACTAAGAAATGAACGTAACAGAACTGAAAGAAAAACTGCTTACATCTTTGGATTTGTGGGCAGACGCAAGAATTAGCGACATGGTTAAGGAGAATCCTGCATTGGCTATTCCTTCAGTGTATATGAAGCGAGCATCGCACAATATCATCGCCAAGCACAAGGATAGTTGGGGCAAGAGCATTGACAACGCTACCCTATTCATTGCCGATGAAGACGGCAACATAGATGCTGATACAATATTCTCAGACCTCATGCAGATGTTGGAGAATATAAGCAACTACGAATTTGATTTCGGCTTTGTCAAAGGTCGCATTGATGGCGGTACTTTGTCTATTGATTTGCCTGATAATATTATAACGACAATATTGTTCGGCAGCAAGAAGAGTATCAGCTTTACAAAAACTGACTTTGAGGAGTTGAAAAGTCTGATAACAGCAGAATAATCACATATATAAATACAAGACAATATGGAAGCAAAAGAGATTATGAGTAAGTTTGATGAGTTGTATGGAATGATGGCATCATCAGCAAACGTGAAGTATATGCACGTATTCGGAAACACGATGCGTTGCATGATGAAGGATATGGCAGCAAAGCACCCAGAGTTGGCGCAAGAGTATCTTGATAAGCTGTGCGCTATCAAGTGGAAGAACTATCTCACCAAGAAGGAGGCATCTGAGATTGTAAACGGTATGAATCCACCTGCCACTTGGGATATGCAGACATGGCTCAATGCTATGACTGGTCTCGAACTTGCAACAGAGGAGAAGCCTTACTACAACGATTATGCTTTGTATGTTGCCATGAATCAGGTTGTAAGCGACCACGGATGTACCATCGCAAAGATACTCGGCAAGGAAGATGTGAAAGACATTGATACAGAGCATCTTGTTAAGTATGCCAACCACCTTGCACTCGATTTATTGAAAGACAAGGATGGTGTGTACGACATCAGAGAATATTTCTTGAAGTAACACTAAAAATATACGGTTATGAAAAAGGTATTTGAAAACATATTGGCAAGCAACGATATACAGGCTATTAAGAATTGTGTTGCGACAATGGCTGATTGTTGCGAAGTTGGAATGAATGACAGCGTAATGCTTGATATGATGAAGCAAGTTCAGGGCGAGATTGGTGAGTGTCATTTTGATGAAGAAATGGCAGATATACATCTTTGCCTCATTAACCAGCTACACACAAAAGGCATTGCTAAAGATTATTGGCACGAAGTCAAGAACGACAACATTACAATTAATGATTGGTGTGTTCTTTGGGGTGAAATGGTAAAACGCAATGACGAAAAGATAAAGAAATGGTTTCCTAAAATCAATGCGCTCGATTACGAACGTAAGATTTTCGATGAGTGCATTTCTTTCTTGAATAACGGAGAATTGCCGTATCATGATTTAAAAGTATAAAGTTTTTCGTTATTCTGAATGAAGTTTCGGTTTTTTTTGCTATCTTTGCAGAAAGAGACCGAAACTTTATTTTTATTAATTATTCAGGATAACAGATTATGACAGATTTATTAGATTCTTCACAGATTCGGCAGATAGGTGTTACTATATTTTCAGCTATACTTGCCTTTGCAACGCCAACGGAAGGCTTCGTTTTGGCGTTGGTTATCGCCTTTGGATTCAATATCTTCTGTGGTATGAGAGCTGACGGCGTAAGTGTTGTACGATGCAAGAACTTTTCTGCATCGAAGTTCAAGAATGCACTTTTAGAAATGCTCTTGTATATTGTTATTGTGTATGTCATGTATGGAATCATGGTAAGTTGCAACGACAATACAGAAGCATTATTTGTGATTAAGATGCTTACGTATATATTCTGCTATGTGTATATATGCAATTCGTTCAAGAACCTTATTAAGGCGTACCCTAAGAATGTTGCATTCAGAGTTATTTATTACATTCTGAGGTTTGAGTTTGCGAAGGCATTGCCGAGTTATTGGAAACCGATATTGGAGAGATTGAATCAAGAGTTTGATAAAAAAGAGGAGGAAAACAAAAATGGAAATACTAATTGATAGGGCTTGGAAAAAGGATGGCTATACTATTAGCCGTCTGTACGTGAATGGCAAATTGTTCGGATGCAATACTCTTGAAGATACAGACAGAGGATTGAACCAAAGTATGGAGTTGAACGAAATCAAGAAAAAAAAGGTGTATGGGCAGACTGCAATACCAATCGGCAGCTATGAATGTGTATATACCTATTCTAACAGATTCAAGAAGATGTTGCCATTACTTCTGAATGTCAAAGGATTTGAAGGAATACGCATACATAGCGGTAACTCTTCAAAAGACACAGAGGGTTGTATTCTTATCGGTAAAAACGACAAGAAAGGATGGGTTAGCGATTCTCGATTTTGGACAAACAAGCTCATTCAGACCATGAAGACAGCTTGGGATAAAAAGGAAAAAGTAACGATTGTAATTCAGTAAGCTTATGAAACTGATTGATAAGATAACAAGAGTTGTAATTGCTATTGCAGTAGCAATGCTGATTCTATCAATGTTCTGTAGATGTACTACTACTAAGTATGTTCCTATTACAGAATACAGAGATAGAGTCGTAGTGAAGACGGATTCTTTCTTGAAGACTGATTCCGTCTATGTGCATGATAGTGTATCTGTTTATATTAGAGGTGATACAGTCTTCAAGGACAAGTACCATCTTCAATATAAAGACAGATATATTGTAAGAAACAAATCAGATACCTTGATTGTACGAGATTCGATTCCATATAAAGTTGAGGTTGGCAAGCAACTATCAAAGACTGACAGAGCTTTCTTGAATATAGGTAAGATAGCATCAGTTTGTCTTTTTATAGGCATTCTCGCATTTTTGGGTTGGATATACTGGAAGTTAAAACTACATAAACGTTCTTAGTTTTTTCTTATGTTTTTATTTGGTTATTGATTTATAAACAAAAAGGGGGTGACCGCACGCGATGTGTAGCCACCCCTAAACATATAGATAATGCACAGAAGTTATTCGTCAGCCTGAATAAAAGAGATTCCATACTTTTCAGTATAGTAATTCTCGTTTTTCACACGTATTGTTTGTGAATCGTAATATAATACAGTTTTGTCAACAGTTTCATAGAAATAACCATACTTTTTCCTAAGATGATACATCGCATTTTGTATGCGCTTTGGAGTGATACGAACTTTATACTTTGTATTTTGTTCTAGACCGCTTCTTACACGCCACGATTCCATCTTTCTTGAATGAGTAATCTTCTCGCTCAGTTTAGAATAGTCGTATGATTTTCTACCATAAGACCTTCGTTGTCTTACGTATTCATCTATTCTTTTCTGTGTTTCTTCGGTGTGCCTAAGATGATTCTTTGCAGCACACCGAATTATAGTAGTCTTGGCAAATCCTGTAATCTCTGCTATTTCCCTTGAAGACATCGTGGGATATAACTCAATTACTTTCTCTGTAAGACCTTTTACTTTAGAGTACCATACCATAAACTAACGGTTATCACCGCTACCATGCAACTTTCCTCTTAATTGGCGAGAGTGAAGTTTGTCATAGTTCATTTTTCCTATATCACTAAGTTTGAATCCAATATCGCGAGAAAGTGTTGCGCAAAACCACAGTACATCACCAATCTCTTTAGCAATTTCCAACTTCTTTTCATCTGTAAAAACAGAATCGTTGTCACGCAACACTTTCTTAACCTTATCGGAAACTTCACCAGCTTCACCTGTCAATCCCAATGTAGGATAAATGATAGGGTTAGGATAAGTAGCAGTCTCTAGAGCTAACTGCTGATACTCGTCTAATGTCAAATTGTTATTTTCCATTTAAATATTTAAAGTTTAAAATTCATGTTTCTTGCAAACCTTATCACAAGATGTTTCGTAATCTTTTTTGTAGCACCATCCATTGCCTAAGATGTCTTCGCATCCCATCCAAATGCAGTTACCACAACATTTTTCTTCTTTTTCCATATTACTGATGTTTTATCACTTCCAAATACTTCAACTTTGCGAATCGATACGAGTGATACATTCCATAAAGATTTTTTATTTTAGAAGTGAAACAACTAATACAACCCGTATAATCATTAAATCCTAAGATGATATACTTTTCTTCTACATACCCTGCAACGTATGCGCCAATGTCCTTACCTTTATAAAGAACAGGTTCTCCACAATGCGCATTAAAAAATTCTTTATTTGTCATACGCTACTCCTTTTTATTCTGTAAATACGTCAAGCACTCCTTGGCGATAGTGCTTACCGCCTTGGAATATTCATCATCGTATAACGATTCGTTACCATCATATACCTAGAAAGGTATTTCTTTCGTTTCCTGTCTGCGTCAGACATAATTTTAAGCTTTGCGACAATAACCTCATTACTGGTTACCTTACCAAGAAACCACAACAGATTAGTTAACGCTAACTTATTTGGTTCATAATCGTCAACATTTTATGATTCAGACAGCCTTCCTTGAATGTATTTCGTAAGTCTATCTTTGTAATTCATACATTTCTCAAAATAGAATACGATAGGCTTATCGAAAGCAGGGTTGAGCAGACCATAAGCGATACTCATGCTTACCTGAAACTTTGCAGCACCTTTAAGCAAACCTTTCGCCTGTTCCTTGATAGCTTCACGGAATTGCCCTATACTCATATCTCGCTTTCGGAAGTTACAAGCTCGGCAAGAAGGCATATAATTCTCCATACTATCCTCACCATGAGAAACGATATACTTACCTTCTTTATCACTCCAACGTGAATAGTTTCCACGATTCTTTGGAATGAAATGGTCGATTTGCATATCTTCGAGTTTTATTTCTCTTCCACAGTATGCGCAATGATGGTCGTATTTTTCCCAAACTTTGATTCTATCTTCCTTCTTCATAACTTATTTCAGTTCGTCAAAATCAAACCACTCAATCTTATCGTAGCACTCGTACAGAACTTCAATACGATGCGTGCCATCTCCTCTAGTAACTAGCCATACATCATCACTCATCGCTCCGTAGTAAAGAGCCGTAGGATTTACGCCACCTCCACTATATCGGAACATTACCCACTTTTTTAATGGTGGCTTATCTTCTTTTAGGTCGTGCCATAAGGATGCTGCATTCACGTAAGGAACGTTTTCTGCATCGCAATCGGTATCATCAATCTTTTTCGTGCAATATGTTACAATATCACAGTCGTTAAAATCAACCTCTTTTTTATTGCTACAGATGTTGAGGTAAATCTTCTTTGGTAAATTCTTTACTTTCATATCACTTAAATTTAATAATAAAAAACTCGGTATTAAGCCATTTATCGGGGCATAAGCCTTTCTTAGGCTTGCCGATACTAATGCTCTCTATCTCCTTCTCAATTCGTGGACTATCCTTGCGGTAGCCATTAATGAAGAGGACGTGAGTGTAAGGACGATAAAGCACCTTCCCACAATATGTTTCTGCTGCCACATCATAAGCTACTTCGCAGTTGGTGGTCAGACGTTTAATCCAATACGGCTTAATTTCACGATACTCCTCTGTCTTTTCGCCAGCAGAAATCATATCAAACCACTGCTTCTTGACGGACAGATGCAATACTTTCTTTTTCATACTTATATCTTATATCTATTAAACTGATTTATAATCTTTTTAATTTCACTATCACGAAGGTGTAGAAAAGGCTTAAAAGAAGGCTTTCTATATACCTTATTTCCTATCAAAATATCGGAATCATCCATCCATTGCCAAAGATACGGTGGACGGCTATCCAAACGAGGGTCGTCAACACGATTATTGTAAGACTCTTCGCAAGATTTCCAAAACTTATTAAGTGCAATCGCATACACAGAGACAAGTGCCAACCTGCTTAATCTCTCGAATTGTTCTGCGAATAGCAGTGGTCTGAAATCGCATACACATGGAACGTTCTTCATCATTCCACCTCCTCCCAGTCGGTTGCGAGAATATCATCAGAATCTTTGAAAACACAAGGAAAGAATTTGCCATCGCATACAGCCACAATAGTCTCAGAGACAATATGGATATAAGCTCCACATTCTTCCCAAATTACCCTTTTTACTTTCTTTCCTTCCTTCATTCTTCTCAGAGCCTCCGAGAAGTCAAATGTTTGCTTGCTCATTATGATTTTGCTTTAAAGTTGTAAATTGGCTTAATGACATCAATGACATCAACCGTAGGTTTGATTAACTCAACAATCTCTTCGGTTGGCTTGTATGCCATAGGTGCTTCATCAATGGTTTCTTCACAAACTGATGTGGAATAAATACCATTCATTTCATTCTTGTAAGAATCCATAGATAACTCTTTCTTTGCCTGTGTACGAGACATTAATCTACCTGCGCCATGAGGGGCAGAGCATAGCCAATCTTTGTTACCTTTTCCCTTGCAGATAAGAGAACCATCACGCATATTCATTGGGATAATGACTACCTCATCCTTTTTTGCACTGATAGCTCCCTTTCGCAATATACCCTTGTCTGTATCTATATAGTTGTGAATGGTTGTAAAAGAATACTTATCTGAATCAGCATCAATATCTACACCTAAAGCATTTACAAGTCTGTTGGCGATAATCATTCTGTTCTGTTCAGCATATTTTTGAACTATGCGCATATCATTGAGGTAGTCATTGAGCAAATCACCTTCCAAGTAAGAAAGTTCCTTGCTAATGGTTCTAGTACCTAATGACTTGATAACACTCTGTATTTCCTTTTCTCTTCCTTCGCTTTTCAACTTGGCAATAACCTCAGACTTATCAGCCATTTTCTTACGGCAATACTCGTAAGCAAGGTTTTGATAATAGTTGCATACCCTAACTCCAAGGTTTCTACTTCCTGTATGTATCACAAGAAACTTCTCACCCTCTTCGTTTGCATCTAACTCTATAAAGTGATTACCCCCACCAAGAGAACCAACAGAACGATATACTATATCCATCCCATTAATACTATCCCAAGAACGAAATTTACCAAACATATTGCCGTCAACTAATCCATGTATGAATGCAGAAGCTTCTTCGTTGATATTGAAACCAGATGGAATCAACGTATTGACTGCTTCGTCAAATTTCTGTAGATTAATATTAACTTTACCAAGTCTAACGACTTTCATTCCGCAACCTATATCTACTCCTACGGTGTTAGGAACTACTCTTTTGTCCAGCTCTATCACCGTGCCAATAGTACAGCCTTTACCTGCGTGACAATCTGGCATTATTCTTATTTCACAACCAGAGTAAGCATTGCTATTGGATAGAACTTCTATCTGCTTGATAGCTTCATCTTCTATTGACTTTGCAAAGACCTTTGTAAACTCATTCATATCTCATTTCTTTTTACTTGTTAAACTTATCGCCTTTGTGATTCTGTGGTCGAATGGTAAGGCATTCCGACACATCTTTCTTTTATCGTAAGATGCCCATGCAAGCAACCACTTGACATTATACCCTTTCTTTTTGTACTCCTCTTCTAAATCGAGGAAAGTACATTTATGCTTCATTATTTTCTTTGCTAATCTAATCTTCATACGCTATAATTGCTTTAATTTATTGATTATCTTGGCAAAACGGTGCATGTAATCAAAGTTAACGCTTTCACCATACTCATACACCATTCTGTTATATAGCCAACGTAGATGCTCCGCATCCTCGTGGAACTCTTTAATATCTTGTTCGTCTAAGACTATTTGTTTCTTCATACGCTACTTCTCCTTTCTGCAATACTTTTTTGATAAGCCATTGAACCGCTCATAGTTCGGCAGCTTGGGAGAGATTTCAAACTTCATCGTTGTAACATCATATCCTCTATCAGTCATTTCTTTGACAAACTCTTTGGTAAAGACATTATCAAAGAGATAATGAGCATCTGTTTGGGTCATAAACCCTAGAGGGTGATAAGCACCAATACAGTTCTCTTTCTTATCCCAATATGCCGTTAGCTTTTCTTTCTTTTTAAGACTCATACGCTACTTCTTTTTAATCACATAAGTTGTATCTTTGTTATCAACCACATAGATACCCAAGGTGTCTAAACGGCAATGGCAGCTCTCGGCGTGAATAACACAAACTCCGTGTTTCGTATCTACTAGCAGATAGTCGTGCCCTTTCTTGGTGAATACAGATGTACCAAAATCCTTTGCAGGTTCATTACTATTAGCAAATGAGCGAATGCCCTCAAATATCAATGCACCTACAAGCAAACACAAGACGAACCAAACGGCTGACTTGATTAAATTTAAAATCTTATTCTTCATCTTCACACATTTTATTCCATATATTAACACACTCAACGAACTCTTCGACTTCTTCTATACTATTCAATATAATAGTAATGCTTCCATCTTCGTTCCAGTGCTGATTACTTACATCTACCATAGCTTTATCTTACTTCTCCTTATCGAATTTATTGCCAACAACTTTGAAATTGAATATTGACAATATAGAGCCAAGGAGAGGGTGGTTAGTTACTCATTAGCTTCAACAAACTTTCCGCTTTTAAGTTGATACCAAGTATCAGCCTTGATATTTTCTCCGTCAACGTACTCAGTCTTAACACATACTGGAACATTATGTTTTTTCTCATCGCTCCATTTCCATTCTGTCAGCGTTATCCATGAGCCAACCTTTGCTTTCGCTATTGAACTGTTGCCAGCACACATAATAACGGAATCTTCTCCAGTGCTATCAATCTGAGCATAGTCGCCCGATGAGCCAATCTTAGCAGAGTAGCCCGATGAGCCAATCTTAGCAGAGTAGCCCGATGAGCCAATCTTAGCAGAGTCGCCCGATGAGCCAATCTTAGCAGAGTCGCCCGATGAGCCAATCTGAGCAGAGTAGCCCGATGAGCCAATCTTAGCAGAGTCGCCCGATGAGCCAATCTTAGCA